TAATTATTTAAAATTGCTAGAATAATAATTATTTTAGTTTGCCGGAAAAATAAAAGAAGTTCCTATAAATTTATAAATTTAATAGTTTGTATAATAATATTATAGATTTATGAATAATTAATTATTTAAAATAATTACTGGAATAATATATTATTTTAAGTTTGCAGGAAAAATAAAGAAGTTCTTATAAATTTATAAATATTAATTTGTATAATAATATTATAGATTTATAAATAATAATTATTTAAAGTTGCTAGGATAATATATTATAATTATAAATATAATTTGCTGGAAAAATAAATGGTTCCTATAAATTTATAAATATTAATTTGTATAATAATATTTTAGATGTATGGAATAACTCATTATTTAAAACTGGTGAATAATAGAAACTTTGATTATTTATAAATTAAGTTTGTCGGAAAAATATTATAGATTTATAAATAATTAATTATTTAACATTGTTAAAATAATAATTATTTTTAGTTTGCCTAGAATATATTATAAATTTATAAATAATAGTGTATAGAATAATATTTTAGATTTATAAATAATCAATTAAAAATGTTAGAATAATTCTTTATAAATATTTAGTTTGCCTGAAAAATAAACAAAGTTTTTATAAATTTATAAATAATAGTTTGTAGAATAATATTATAGATTTATGAATAAGTAATTATTTAAATTAAAAAATATATTCATATTTATTAAGACTTTATCAGATTGATAGATCTGAGACTGTTATTATTACATGAAATTTTATTATAAATATTATTTTTAGTTTTATAATTATAATAATAACTGAAGTTAAATGAAATGAATGATAATAAACAACGTTCCTAATGTATAATAACATAGATAAACCTAATGTTTTATCAATCTAATAATATAAGATATATTAAGGAACTTTATTTTTTCAAAGCACATTTAGAATAATTTTAATTTTTAAATTAAAATTTAAAAAATAAACAATAACATAAAAAGATGCAGAAAAATATGTACAATAATAAAAAATAAAGTCCTTATATTTATTATTGTTGTGTTCATGAAATTTTAATTTTCTTAGGTACGCTAGACTCGGCAAAAGAAGAAGCATGCCGTATCAAGCTACGCGTTTCCCATCGTTTATTTTCACTCATATTAATAGTTTGAAAATATTTATTTATATTTGGTAGCCCTTCATAAATTTCATCGGCTTTAATAAGCCATTGCCATATAAATATAACTCCTTGCATTGTACCTGGTAATGTTGTTATTTTTAAAAATTTTTGTTCACTGTTATCTATTTTATCAATTATATTACATACTTCTTCAAAACAGTTTTTATAATAATTAAATATAAATTCAATAAAGTCAGAATCAGTATTTTTCTTTTTTATTTTGTATAAAAACTTTCTAATCGTAGAAGCACTAGACCATTTATCAGTGGTACTATTTATGCTTTCCTTAATTTTTTCTATGATGGCTTCATCATTTGTATTCATGTAATATGCTGACTTTGCAAGGAGTGTGCTTGAGCCAAAATGGCTACGGTGAATTAATAAAATAATAATAAACATATATAAAATCAATTTATCAATTTTTTAGGAACTTCATTTATTTTTATTTTACTAAATTTTCCCTAATAAAAATTATATTTTTAAACAAAAAATAAAAAAAAATGATTTATCAATTGTTTACTTTAAAATATACTTTTTATCTCAAGTTAAAAAAAATAATAATAAGCATATATAAATATAATTTATTAATTTTTTACTTTTATTAAATAATAATAAAAATATAATTGATATGTTTATTATTATCTGTCAAATTAGTATTTATGTTTAATCTTATTGAAAATAATAATAATTATTTATCTAAAAATAGCAATAATATAAATAATTATAATTAATAGAGTTCTATATTATTTTATTGGAACTTTGTAATAATTTTGGTAATAAACAATAAAATAATAATTAATACACCAATATAAATTATAATAATAAATGTATAGAAAGCTCTATACATTAACCATAACAAACATAAAATTATATTTTTAAAAATATGCTTTTAACATATGATAATAATTATGTTTTATCTAAAAAATAATTATTGCTGTTTTCTTTGAAAATAAATAAATTTAAGAAAACAAAAATAAAAGTTTATAATATTAAATTATTACAATCTAAAATATTACTATTAATAAATATATAATGTATAATAATACCATTATTATAATAGGCATAACATTTGTTATTCCATATATAACCATCTAATTTAGTATTTCTAGATTTATCTACAGAATTATTATATACTATAACACATTTTTTAAAATTATCAGATATTTTATTTAAACAATCTGTTATTTGATTATTTGATTTATGTATACATAATGCTACATTTTCTAACATTTGTGAAGTACATATATCCGTATTATTCATAAATTATATTATATATATAATCTTTATTCCAAATTTCATAAAAATATATTTTTAAATATAATACATATTTATTATCATATTTTTTGATTTATAACCTTATTAATTATTAATTAATATGTGTAGTATTAATAATTAAATTATTTAAATATATTTTTATAAGAAGACATCAATATTTTATATTATTATTAATTCAATGAAAAATTATCCTTATTTAATTTATTATAAAATAATAATGGACATGTTTATTATTAATTTATTTAAAAATTAAAAATTAATAATTTAAATAATCGTGGTTTCTATTATTTTTATTTAAATAAACTTTGTTTATTAGTTTTATTAATAAATTAAATGTGATTACTGAAGTTTTCTATTATTTTAACTTTGATTATTTATTTATAAACAACACATTTATAAGATTTCTTTATAAATAAATATTTTGGAACCTATTTTAATTTTTATAATTTCTCTGAAAATAGCAATAATTTAAGATTTAAAATTAATTTTAAATTTTTTTTGAAATTTTTAGACACAGATTAATTTCTTTGAAAATAACAGTAATATAATAATTAAAAGATTTAAATTACATAATAATAATTAATAGAACCAATTAATACTCACTAATAAATTTATCAATGATAACTAAAATATATATTAATACTTTCACCCAATAGAAAAACAAATATTAATTATACTAAATTTCAGATAAATTAAACTGCGTTCCAAAAATTTCAAAAAAATTAAACTAAACTATGTTCCGTTCTAAAATATTTTAATTTATGGTTTAAAAAATTATTTTATATTTTTTTTTAAATTTTAGAAATGCAGTTTAATTTCTCTGAAAATAGCAATAAATATATATGATGTAAAATATAGTAACAAAATATAAAAATAAACTGATAATAATAAATATAATTTAATATAATATATATATATATATATATATATATATAATGAATTTATATGAAAAAAAATATATAAAATATAAATCAAAATATATCCAATTAAAACAAAATACTTACAGAGGTGGATATTCATTAGAAACCGAAATTGAAAAATATATTATTAATATTCTACTAAATAATATTAATCCTCTAGATACTAAAAATAAAGAAAATGTAAAAACAATACTAAGAAAAATATATTCTGATCCAAAAGTAAAAGAATCATTTATAAAATTATATAATTCTTTAATTGAAAAATTTATACCGGAAGAATATAAACTCAAATTTACAATTTGGAAAGACATATCAGAAATAGATAAATCACAATTATTTTTAGGTAGTTCAAATTTTAATAAAATGGGTAAACTCTTATTAAAACCAATAAAATTGGTTGGAAATGTGTATTTTACAAATATACAGATACTGGAATATATTATAAATTATATAGTTAAATTTATTGAAAGTCAGATTGAAATAGATAACAAACCTATACATGATATATTAAAACTAATATATCATGATGCAACAGTAAAAGAAGCATTTGAAAACTTATATGAGTCATTTTTTACTACTGGACAACAGAATATTATAAAAAAATTGATAAATAAAATCTTAACACTTAGTAAATAGATTTATTATCTATCATTAGTATTTCTATATTAATCTATTTATTATTACTATTGAAAATTAAAAATTAATAATTTAAATAACCACAAGCTCTAGTATTTTATATAATATGAAAATTAATAGGAAGATAATAATCATAACTCAATGATAAACATATACAGAAAACATAATTTATATATAGTTAAAACTTTGTTTATTTTCAATAATATTATAATAAATATATGAGGTTTTTAATCATAATAAACGATAAAAATAAACAGAATCATATTAATTTTTAAGCCGATAATAAAAAAATATATGATAATAAATAAAACTTACTATATATTAATTAATAATTTGTAATTTCAAGTTCTATAAATTCATTATGAGATAAAATTATATTATTCATATTTTTATATCTAATCAGCCAATTAGAAAAAAAGTTAAAATTAAATTCGGCTGATTGTATATTTTTTTTATAATATATTTTATAATGTTTATATATATTATTATAAATTATAAATTTACTAATTATTTTAAAAAATTGTTTAAAATAATTAATTTCTTTAATATTACTAAACATAAAAGTAAAATATATTTCCCATATTTCTTGTAGTAAATATTTTTTATTATTAATATATACAAAATTAATATTCATATTATTAATTAATTTTTCTAGATGTAAAAATTGATTTTCTACATTTTTTTTATATTTATAAATTAATGATGTTATTTCTGGAATTATATATTCATAATAAATATTATTAGTTTGATTCAAAATTAATTTTAATAATTCAGGTAAATATAATACATCATATAATGCATAACATAATAAAGGTAATTTTAATGATTGATTTAATTCATTAACATCAATTTTTATTAACCATATATGCCCCATTTTTGTTTCTATTTTTTCTAATTTTTTTAGTTGTTTAGATGTTATAACATTAAAGAGTAATAATAAATTATATATTCCACAACTAGTTTTATTATCTAATTTATTTTCTATTTTATAAAATTCGCATAAATATTTAGTATCATAAAAATTCATACAAAATTTATTTATATTTGTTTTTGTTATTAATAATTGATTAAATAAATATGTTATATCTAATGATTCTGCACCATGTAATATTTTATAAGTATTTTCATCTGTTATTAATATAATCAATTTATTATAATTTTCATCAGATAAAATATTAGGTTGCAATAAAAATATATGACCAAAATTATCGTCTGTTTCTAAATTAATTTGCATAAGTCCAATCTCATTTTTTTCTTTTGAAACATGATTAAACTCAAAATCAATACCTATATATTTTTTATTTTTATTATTTAAAAAAATATCAAATATAGATATCATATAAGTTTCTGTTTCTAAATTATTAACTACTAAAATATTATATTGTTTATTATTTTTAATAATTGGGTCAAACTCATTTATACCATGTAAAATTAAATTAAATTCCATTATATTATAAACTTAGGAAATATTAGTTCTTATTTGATTTAATAATTTTAAAAGTTTATTTATAGCTAGAAATGAATTTATTGAACACTCACTCATAAAATAATAATTTTATATATTTTGTATACTATATTTTATAATTTTAAATATTTTTAATGAATTAACTAAAATAAATAGTTTAGAATTATAAATTATTATTTATATGAAAACATGTTTAATATCATCAGTTTATTTATTTATTTAAACTATTGGTTTTAATAATAATTAAAGTTATTATTAAAACTAATAATTTGTATAATATAAAATACCATTTAGTAATATTATTTATTTTAAATTAGTAATAAACTTAATTATATTTTTTTAATATAATAATAAGCATATCTATTTATAAATCAAAAGTATAATTTTAATAATTATCTAAATTATAAATAATATATTATAATTATCTAAATAACTATTTTATTAGTTTAAATAATAATTAATAATAAGAATATATAGAATGCAATTTTAATTATATTTATTTTTTAATATAATAATAAACAAAAAATATTAAAATTATTATTTTTTGTTTCATGCATGAACAATTCACAACTCCACACGATTAATTTTCCCGTGATCGTGTATAGGAGCTTCTAGCGGTAAGAGGGTGTATCAAAGCGCGGATCGTCAATGGGCTTCTCTGTTGTTATTATTTCAGAGAAGTCTTATCCTGACTGCCTTCACCAAACACAAAATGCTCATGTTTGGCTTTCCAACGGCTATGCATAGGGGCACCTGGAGGTTTAGAGGAGCGCCTAGTTGGAGGTGGGCTTTCTAAGCCTGAATTATGAGTGGACTTCCCTGTTGGTTTGGGTTTCTGGCAAGTCTGCTCATTACTACCATCTCCTATTCTAGACTCTCCTTTGCGTACGCTGCTTTTGGTCTGGTCCGCCATTACAAATCAGTCGTTCCCTAACTGACGCGTAATGCTTGAGCCAAAATGGCTACGGTATATTTAAATAAATAAAAGAACCAACATATACTTATATTATCATTTTTTATATATTTTAATAATAAATATGTTTCATTTATATTTATTTAAAAAATAAACATATTTATTATCATTTTATTAAAAATGATAATTTGTGTAATATAAAATTAATAAAAAATAAATCATAACTTATAATAATAAACATTAGTTAGAACCATTTATTTTCTATAAAATTATAATAAATAATAATCATAACAGGCAATAATATATATAATAATAAATTAATTTGAATAAATAAATTATTTATAATATTTATTATAAATATCTTCTTCAATAGTACTTTTAATTAAGATACGAATAATTTTTATTTTTTCAGTTTGTCCAATTCTACAAGCGCGTGCTATAGCTTGACATTCAATACTATTAATTTCTTCACGGCATCCATTAATAGGATCTACAAAAATAATATGTGTAGCATTAATTAAATTTGTTCCTGAAGCTGCATTTTTAAGACTTAACATAATAACTTTATCAATATTAGATACAAAATTATTAATAGCCGCGGTGCGTTTATAAGAATTACCTTTTACACATGAATTATTAATATCATTAGCTATTAAAGTTTTACTAATTAATGTTAACATATCATCCCATTGAGAAAATACAATTATTTTAGAATTATAATCATTAATTAGAGATTTAATTAGAGATATTAATTTACCTAATTTTGAACCGTATTTTTCTATTAAAGTATCTGTAATAGTGGATTTAACTAAAAATATTTCTTTATCTTTTAAATTATATTTACATACTGGGCATAATTCTTTTTCAGATAACCATTTTTTTAAACATACACTACAAAACAAATGTCCACATTTAGTAAGTGCAGGTATAGACATAGGTTCCATACAAATACAACAACATTCTTCTTTAATATTATTAAGTCCTTCCGGGCTTTTCATTTTTTCTAATATTTGATAAAGATAATGTGATTCATGCATTTGTGTTTCATATGTTTTTTTTAACATATGATATTCTGGTTTTCCTGGAATTAATTTTTCTAATTTACCTTTAATAGTTTCACAATTTTTTTTATGATATTCTATTAATTTATCTTGCATAATAGATAAATCAACTTCCATATCTCCAAATATTCTACGACTTGTATCTAAAATTAACGGATGACAACATAATTTTTGTAGGTAAGAATCAGTCATTTTATTTTTACGTGAATCATATAATTCTTTTTCTAGATCAGTTAATTCTAACCATATTATTTCTTCAGTATATCCTGGAATAGATATTTCATTTTCTATATCTTCTTTACGATGTCTAATACATATTTTTTCTAATATATTTAACCATAAATATTCTTTATGTATAAAATCATTAATATTTATATCATTATTATTTATATCAGATTGATTATAAGAATAATTAATATTATTAACTGTATCTTCTAAAGTTAATTTAATAAAATTAGAAGCATTTTTAACACCTGCATAATTTACAAATGGTGTGCCAGATATATACCAATAATGTTCTGCATCTATATTATTTAACCATTGTGCCATATAACGAGATACAGAATGATTAGATAAGCATTCTCCAAATATTTCATGTCCTTCATCAACTATTAACCTATGAAAATTAAAAAATTCAAATAATGGTTGATCTAATTCTTTTATTTGATTATAATTATAATCACATATTGTTTGTAATAAAAATTTATTTATTGACTGATTACGTGAATTTTGTTCATATGTTGTAGCTGTACAAGGTTTATAATATAACATAGGATAAAATTTAAAATTCATAATAAATTGGTGACTTGTAATAATTACATCTGTATTAATAAAATCATTAAATGTATAATGATTAAATTCAATTTTAGATAATACATTTGTTACTTTTAAATTAGATGTTTTTTTTATTTCAGTTTCCCATTGTTTAGCTAAATGTGATGGGCATATAATTAATGTTGCCCGTGAAATTAATTTATTATGTTCTGTAATTTGTGATTGATTAGTAGATGGATTTGATAATATTAATGCTATTGAAGTTATAGTTTTACCTAAACCCATTTCATCAGATAGTATACCTCCTTTAGTTTTTATTTTAAAATACAATTCATTATTATTAGTATTATTTATATTAGACGCTATATTAGTAATTGGGTTATAATTAACTTTAATATTATTTAAATTTAAATTATAAGAATATGTAATATATTGTTCATTATTATTATTTTCTAATAATAACATTTTTCCAAGACTATTTTTTTGATAATTATATAAATTAATTTTTAAAGATTTTGATATATTACAATTATTATTTTGTCTAGGTATCAAACTTTTATTATATAAATCTGTATTTGTATAATTAGATAAATCAGAATATAATTCTAGTATTATATAATTTAATGCTACAGATATGCTTAAATATTCTAATATTAATTCACAATTTAAATTTACAGTAATAATAATTTCATATTTATAATTATTGGTCTGCGTTCTATATGTATTAATATTATATGAAATATTCCATAAGGAAGATTTATTTAATATTTCAAAATATACATATATATGTGTTTTTTTATGTGGTTGATATTTAATGTATTTTATAATATTATCTATTGTATATTTTATTGTTATGTAATCATTGGAATTAATACCATGAACTGTTATATTATCAATTACTGATTGACGATCAGTACAAACTGTAATAATATCTCTTATAATTTCCATTAATAATATATATAAATTAATATTTAAATAGAAAATATATCATTTTTTTCTATATTATAATTACTTAATATAATTTAAAAAATCAATAGTTTAATAAACTTAATATATTTAAATTATTTTATTATAAAAATAAACTCCTTGTAAAAAACTATCAGCGTAATCATCTTTCTTTTTTTGATTATTTAAAAATGTTATCTTATCTGGTAAATGTTTTATTAAATTTAAACAATATTTAATACTTAAATCTTTTGTAATTTTATATGTTTTATTAGTTGATGTTTGAGATTTATCATTTTTAATATTTGTTATTTTTTCTTTATCTTCTAAAGTTATTAATTTTAATTTATTTGAAGGTGACTGAAATTTAACCTGAATAATGTTAGATTTATTAAGTTCTTTATCCATAATACCTCTTATTAAATAATAATCATATATAGTTGAAGCTATAGATTTCATTCTTGGATTTTTAAATGATGGTTGATTTTCTATTACTACATAATTAACATTTAAAAAATGTTTATGTTTATCTAATTCTGTAATAATTTTAAATTTAATATCATCAAAATTTATAGAAACTAATTTTGTTTTTTTTAATATTTTAATATTTTTATCTTTATTAGTTTTTGTATATTCTGTTTTAGCATGAATAGTACAATAATATTGATTTGAATAATAAGATGCATTTTTATTACAACAAGTATTTTGTTTATTTTTATAACAACATTGATAAGTTTTAGGTTCACATTTTTCATAATAATTTTTATAAGAATCAGTATTTATTTCTATTTGTTTACTATGCTTATTACAATAATATATTAATTCATTATTGATAATATTACTTGCTGTTGCTTTTTTTCCACAAAAACATATTTCATTAGATTTATTTGTTAAATCAATATTATTCCATTCAAGTATGTCCCAATTATTAGTATATGTTAATATACAATATGATAAATTAAATACACCTACATCAAAAGATAATATAACTGGGTTTTCCATTAATTATTATTATAATTTATATTTTAAATATAAATATCTATATAAAATTATATATGTATGAAATTCAATATATTAATAATAATCCAATTATAATAAATATAAATCAACGACTTAATAATGAGTATAAATATAGAAAACCTATATATACTGGGGTAAGATTTATAAAAAAAACAAAAAAATAAAATTGAGTTTTAATTATATAAAGATGTAATATTATTTATTTATTAATGATAAACTATAAAGAATATATAAATACGGAATTATTTGGATTTAATGAATTACCATTAAATATATCCACTATGTGTACTTCATGCAAATTAAATAGTAAATTAAATATTCCTAATATAAAAGAGTTAGATTTAGATATTAATAATATTTTAAGTATTAAAATGAATGATGAATCAGTAAAAACTCTCTTGAATTTAAAAAAGAAAAAAAAAAGTATGATAATTAATGAAGAAAGAAAAAAACCATATACAACAATGAGTATATATGATAATGATTTTGTAAATCAACAAACCATTGAAATGCGTATAACAAATGGACAAACTATAAATTTAGACAAAGAACCAAAAATAAATATGAAATTATTCATAAATGGATCTATACAAATGTCAGGTTGTAAATCAATACAACATATTAATATAGTATTAAATAAATTAATTAATAGATTAAATACATATTATTTATTAGATAATATTGAAGAATTAAAAATACTAGATTTTAAAATAGATATGATTAATTGTAATTATAAAAATAAATTTAAAATAGATAGATATAAATTATATAATTTATTAAAAAAAAAAAAAATAAGATCATCTTTTGAACCATGTATAAGAGCATGTGTTAATATTAAATATTCACTTAATAATAATATTATTAGTATAGATATTTATGAAAAAGGAAGTATAATTATTACTGGTTGTAGATCTAGAAAAGATATTATAGATACATATAATTTTATTAATGATTTATTAACTAATCATAAATTAGATATAATATTAATAGATAATATAGAATTAATGAATAAAATATTATCTAATTATGAATCTAATATTACATTATTATCATTCGGATTTTCATAATATTATTATTGTTTAGAATTAGAAAAAATCTCATAAAAATTATTATCAGTATTATTATATCCGTCACTATCAGATTTTAGATTTGATAATATTGTTTTTAATTTAATATCCAAATTATCAGTTGGAAATTCAGAGATGTTATTTAATAATAAATTATTATCATTAGATAATAATCTATTATTATTATCATTAGATAATAATCTATTATTATTATCATTAGATAATAAATTATTATTATCATTAGATAATAAATTATAATTATTAGATAATAATTTATAATTATTAGTATTTTCATTAGATAATAATTTATGTGGATCATTAATAATATTTAGTTGTTCATCCTGATTTATAATATTTTTATTATCTGTTAATTCTTCATTATATGATGCTATTGATGATAAATATTTCATATTTTTGTTTAATTTATTTTTGTTATCAGATATGTGTGGTTTATCGTCTTCTATAATTTTTTTGATATTATCATAAATAGAATTTTCAGGACTTTTATTTAATTGTTGGTTCATTACATTTAAAGGATTAGGTATCTCTTCTTTTAAATAATTATATAGAATTTGTTTAAATGGTAATATTTTTTTTATTCCTTCTTTAATACACTCTTTAATTATAGTAATACATTCTCTTTGATTTTTTTTAATTTCAATAGGTGAATAATCATGATACATTAAATATGGATTACACCATAATTCTTTAGCAAATTCAATATATATTACATAAAAAAATGTTGATAATTTAATATTATTATAAAATGATGAATCTATTTGAATTTGATTATTAGAACTAGGATTATACATTAAACTTATTAAATGAGATTTTAAAACTGCTTTTATTAAATCTGGTAAATAACCATAATTAGCTGTTGCATTTATTATTCGTTTAGTTTCATTTTCTATTATTGTTTGATTACCTATCATTGATTTATCCCAATCTTTACATAATATTAAACATTTTTGAAAATAAAATAATATTTCTTCTTTTTCTATTTGTTGATTAGATGGTAAAGTTTTAGGAAAAGCTATATCAGTATACATTTTTTTAAATCCTTCATATATAAAAGGTGATATTATATTACATAAATGTGATGTATATTCATTTTTAGTTTCAATTAAATAAGTAAACATATTTATATAATTAATATAATATATATTTTTTAAATATTAATAATATAAAAATATCTAATTTATAATATATAATGAGTAATACTATATATTATAGACATACATATGAAAAATCTTTTTTAGACAGTACTAATAAAAAAAATAAACTTCAAGAAATTATTATAGATGGTGAAAAAGGTTTATCATTTTCTTTAATGAAATTAGAAGGACCTAAATATGTAAAAATTAATGTTAAAGAAATTTCTAAAGATAAATTTTCTTTAAAGAAAAGAGTTGATCAAGAAAATACTTCCCAAGATCTTACATTACCCGAACTTAAAAAAATGATTACATCTGATAAAAGTTTATTATTTATAAAAAAATATATTGATGAAGAACGTAGTATTGTATCTAAAAATAAAAAAACCTTAAGTGGTGGAAGAAAAATAAGTAAAAAAACTAGTAAAAAACTAAGTAAAAAACTAAGTAAAAAAACAAGTAAAAAACCTAGTAAAAAACCTAGTAAAAAAACTAGTAAAAAAACTAGTAAAAAAACTAGTCGTAAAAAATAAATAATATTATAAATTTAATACTTTATTTAAACTTCATAATTTCAAGAAATAATTTGTAATTATTCATGTTTTTTAAAAACTTATAAAAATAAACAAACAAAGTTCCTAAATAATAATTTTGATTTTAAAATATAGAATTATATTAATTCTGATAATAGATAAAATAATAATTTACAATATCATTAAATAATCATACATTTATTAGCAAAAATTATTAAACTGATAAAATTTAGGCTTATTCATTTTATTATAAAATAGGAATGTAGTTTATTCTAATTTAATTTATATATTTGAAATTAAAAATAAGTAATATTTATAATAAATTTTAATGTTTATTTAAATAAATAAAGTTCCATATATGACATTACACTTACTAGTTTATCATGAACATGTTTAAATAAAATAGTAATTATTAATTTAGATTTAGTAAGAAATAAATAATTAAATTCAATAAATGAATATTATTAGGTGTTTTTAAAAAAGTATATAAAATTATGTTAAATCAATATAACCGTCAACAATTAAAGATCTCAATCTAATATTTTTTTTATAGATTCTACTAATATAGCCAATATTTAATAAATAAATTAATATTTATTAATTTATTTATTAAATATTTTAAAGCATCTTATAATTTTTCTGGTAAACTTAATTTTGGATATCCGAAGATCAATAATAAAATAAAAAATACACAACATAAACAAAGTTTCAAAATCAATTAAATAAATGTTATCATAGATAAAAAGGCACGCCGCATTAAATATTTATAAATGATCAATAAAAAATAATAATATTCACATATCTATTCATAATGCAACAAATATGGAAACTCAAATAAATGATAATTTAAAAAATAATAAAAACCTATTAATTTAATAGATGATAAATGTTATATTAAAGGAAATGATTATAAGAATAAAATTTATAATGAAGTTCCATTAATAATACATACAAAACGTAATATGAAAAATAATAAACAAGGCATACATGATATAGATGAAATTTTATTAAAATCCCGGTAGGAAAAGCCGAGGAGCAGATTGTTATAAAGTTAAACTTTTTTTAAATAAATTAAAAATGATTTAAACGGACTCAAGCTTTAATATTATTAATGATAAAACATTAAAAAATTATTATGGTTTTACTCATATAGCTGCGGCTTCTATATTATTAAATTATAGTTTATAAAAAATGCAATAAAGCTCTTCTTTCTTCCCCCATAATAGATTAGAATTTTTTTGATTAAAATATTAATTAAAAATATTTATTATTATTTTTGAATATATCGTTGACGTTCTAGTATGTTAAATATATTATTAGATATAATATTTTTAAAATTATATTAATAAATTATTGATTTTGAAACTTTGTTTACGTTGTGTATTTTTTATTTGATCTTCAGATATCCAAAATCAAGTTTATTAGAAAAATTATGAAATGCTTTAAATATTTATTAAATATTTTAGGCTATATTGGTAGAATCTATAAAAAAATTATTAGATTGAGATCTTCGTTTGTTTATGTTTATATTGATATAACATAATTTTATATGTTTTTTCAAAAACTCATATAGTTATTTATTGGATATCATTATTTTTTTCTTACTAAATCCAAATTAATATTTACTATTTAACCTAACTTTATCCATGATAAACCAGTAGTTAAAATATTACATATGTATTTTAAATAAAAATCATATTTGGACTTTGTTTATTTATTAGGTAATATATTTGATTTTATATATGGATCTATATTATTTAATAAACGTAGTTCTGAACATAACAATTTTATAATAAGTATTATTTATGTTTGGTTTCATAATTATAATAATCTATATATAAATTGAATGAGAATGATATTTTATAATTAAATGACAGTCTAATTTTCCATCCGTCTAATATTAGAATTATATATATTATTCCAATTATATAACAACTCCTCATCAATCGGTAGAAAAGGCTTATAATTATCTAAAATGGTAGGAGGATGAATCGATAGATCTTTATTATCTATTTTATGACATATAGTTTGTACCATTTTAGATATTTTTACCATAATATCATAAGACTCATATAATTTATCGGATGACTGTTTTTCTTTTTCGTCATGAGATAATATATGCAAAAATTTTATATCATTTAATAATGGAATATAATAATCTATACACCTTTTATAATTAGAAATATTTTTTAACGGTAAAAATGTTTTTATTCTGGCTATTTTCAATTCATCTCTTATTATCATCAAACATATACCTAATAAATTAAAACCGTACCCATCTTTTCCATCAGACCATGTGCTATCTGACGCATATCCCATATTATATTCTAATAAATAACGATTACCTGTAGATAATAATTTATTTGCATTGGGAGAATTAAGAATAAATTTTATTCGTAATACCAAAATCATACGCAAAACACGAGATGATAAATTGTGCGTATTAGATGATGGATCCGTATATACGCTTATTGATGATTCAAATCCATAATTATATGTTAGGGATTTTAGTGTTTCATTTTTTTCAATTTTTTCTATCCAAAAATTTATCTTCTTATTTATTTCTATTGTGACATTCCCTGTAATTAGTATTTTATTTGTAATCATTTTATAATGTGTGGATTCATTCATATTACAGAATAAATACACTAACACATTTGTGTTAGAGTCTAATTTTGTCATAAGGTCATCTACATTTATCTTATAATACTTAAGCATATCATATTTAAGTGTTTCTTTATTTTTGTTTTTATAAGTTAATATAGTATTAATTTGCTCTAATGTAAATTTACTATATTTAGATGCATGAAATGCCGCTTCAGAATTAGGAAAAATATATATTTTTCCGTTTAATTTCATTTCCATAATGTGTGGATAAAAGTTTCCTAAATATTCAGCATTATAAATTTGATCTATAGTGGGCCATTTATTTTTATATTCATCACCATAAAAAGCTATTATGTTATATTTTAATATAAACATTTCCCAGGGTTCATATACATAAGGTCTATATATGCGTTCTATTTCTTTATCTATTATATATTTATGTGGATTACTTGGTGGTATACCATTAACTGATCCCGCATTTTGTATATTATTATTTAAATTATTATTAATAATATAATTGTTATTATATTTATTATTATTTTTATAATAAATTGTTTTCATATATAAGATTATAGAAAAAAAATATAACAAAATTATTTATTACAACAGATAAATAATTATATGAAACTACATTTATATTATTATTTATTATTTTTAAAACTGAAAATAACTATTGATTTTTAAATATTTAAATAAAGTTTACTTATACAATTAGTAAATCATGTTTAGATATTTATTCTCAATTTCATATTTACAAACTATTTAAGATTGTGGTTTAATTTTTATGAATTTTTTAGAACGTAGTTTAATTTATCTAAAAATAGCAATAATAATAATTACATCTAAAACCTAATTAATTTTTGGATATGTTTATTATTATATGTTCAGATTATTAAAAATATTAATATAATGTAAAATAAATAAAGCTTCTATATAATGAAACAAGTTTTATTTATTTCTTTTATAATTATTATAGAACATAATAATAAAATTATCAAAGCTATTATTGAATATATTTAACCAAAAATACACTTTAAAATAATTATAATTACCATTAATAAATATATTAAATAATAACATTTTTTAGAGAATTAAAAAAATTATATACATATACACTGGTGTACGCTTACTTTAAGCGAGCCTATAAAAAACTTGCAAAATATGATATAGTTAAATGGAACTTCGTTTATTCATAATAATATTGCAAATAATTATTTATCAAAACTTGATAAATCATCATAATTATTATATAATAAAAAAATAAATATAAATTTAATTTTTTTATGACTGTATACAAACACATTAGAAGATCCTTTAGAGGTAAACTTTTCATATTGTACTCATAATTCAGTCATTAAAAGATAGCTTTATCTAATCAAATAAAAAAATTAGGTAGATATTAATGATAGTTTTAAATTGAAAAAAAAACTAAAAATAGGTGAGTTAATATCAGGTTTTAATAATAGAAATAAAGCAGTTTCTAAATATTCTAATATAAGAAAGCATACATTTAAAGAAAATAATTTTAAAAAACTAGAACATAAACATAGTTCCTATTAATATATTTAAATAATTTAATAAAATATCTTTTAGATATGATAAATAAAAGTTCCATTAACTTTTTTTGTTCTTTTATATGTTAATACCAGTTATAAATTGTTTTATATCTTCTATAGGTAGATTCTTAATTAGTTCCTTTTTTTTATCATATATATTTATAATATTTTTATTTAGTAGTGTAGCAATTTTTAGTACTGTTTTTATCCAGTCTGAAGGCAATACTAAATATATACCGGTATTAGTATCCTTAAAGAAAGGATTAGTATATCCATTATAATGTCGGAGGGCCGTGTCAATATTGATTTCTTTTTTATTTGATTTCCATGAAGTCGGTGAAGTCTGTGAATTTATCATTTCTGTATTATAAATACGTATACTTTCATTTAATATTTCGCGTAGTTGTTCTGATTCACTTATAGTCTGTTTTAACCAATCAGCAAAATAATTGGTCCACTCTTTTGTACCCATAATTTCATCTCTAACTAACATTAATACTAAACCCAATAAATTACTTCCGGTACCATTATTATTATCTGACCACGTATAATCTCGTCCTTGTTTAATGTTATGTTCTATTAAAAATGTATTTTTGGTTGATAAAAGAACATTTTTTAAAGTCTCATTATATTTAAACTTAATACGAAGAACTATAAACATCCAAGATATTGCATAAGTAGATTTTCCATTATCCTGGCCATATTTAAAATTTTTTGTGTGACTGATAGACTGTGGGTCGCGGTTTGTATTAAATGTAATAAAACAGTCAGGTTCTTTTTCTATTAGAAATGAAAGTAAATTTGATAATATAAATATTTGTGCCCCTGTAAATTTTGTTAATGTAAAAAAATAAATCAAATTTATCCATCCATTAACATTATCCTCGTCTGAGTAATTTTTATAGTCCTCTAAATACTTATCTATATTATCAAAACATTCATCAAATACTTTTTTATAGTCATCGTTTTTGGGTTTATTATATGATGGTTTTATTTTTAATAGTATTTTATTAAATTTTACTGCTTGGAATGCAGCTTCTGCATTCTGAAATGTCCATATTATATATTTATCTCTATGATATAAAGATGTATTAATGTTTATAGTTATTTTACACGGATAAAAATTACATAAGCACTCAAACCCATAATATTCATCTATTAGATCTTTTTTATTAATTCCATTAGAGTTAGAACCATAAAAAGCTATAACAGAATTTATTAGTACATCTTCATCGGTTTGATTATGTATATCATCATATCCAGGCATACGAGGTATAATAGTGGAAGAAGCCTCCATACCTCCATATAATTTATTCTTGTGTATAGCATTCAAATATTTTAATTTATATTTATTATATTTTTCATAATAAAGATTATTCATATATATATATATATATATAATTATAATTTATAAAATTTATTTTAAATATAATTTATAAATTATAATTATATCATAATATATATATAAGACGTGTTATTATCATTTGTTTAGATTATTATTTATTATAATTTTGTTGAAAATATTAATAATTATTTAATAGAATAATATAATTTTATTTTATTATTATGAAATTTAATAATAATAATAATAATAAAATTATGAAAGTTATTATTAATTATATTTATTCGGATGATAAATTAAATAAAATATTTAATTATCATAACCAAAAAATATACTTTACCAGAATTAAAATTAATAAAAATATTAAATAATACATATTAAGAACTACAAAATTATACATTGTAGTACACACGCATAAAGTGAATCTATGAATAGAAAAAAAATAATTTTATTAATTATTTCCATGTATGTAATAATTTTATATAAAACTTAAATATAATATATTTAAATATATTCATAATAATTATATAAATAATTATTTATTTTTACTTAAAAATATTTAAATCATTTTATATAAAATTTATAAAGTAATTTTAATTTAAAAAAATAGATTTAAATTAAAATATCATTGTTTTTAATGAAAATTACCAAAAATTTAATAAATAAAATTTATAATTTAGAAATAACATTAACAGATGAAAATGATAAATATCAATTATCTAAATATTATGATCAGATACCAATGTATGACATTAGAAGTTTAAAAATTTATCCAATTGATAAAGATAAATTATATAATTATTTAATATTATCTGATTATAGATTTATAAATGATGGTATGTATGATTGGTTAACTTATTTATATAATAAATATAAAACTAACCAATATAAATATAATATTGATATTATGAATAATTATAATATTAAAACTTTATATAATACATCTATTAAAACATTATATAAATATTCTCCTCATTTAGAATTACAAATTAGTATATGTAAAAGAGAAAGTTTTCATCCTTATATAAATCATTTAAATCCATATTATACAAAATTAGAATTAATAAAATTAGGTCAAAATAAAAATCTAATTAGAAAAAATATAGAATTAGAAAAATTATTAAATAGGAAAATACAATATAATTTATGTATGAAAATATCTCATGGTGATGTTTCATACATAGAAATAGAAAATTGTCATGATTATATTTATTTTAATGATTGCGTTGGTTGGATATCTTATTATAGTTTTATTGGTTCATTTCAATTTAATTCTTATTTAAGATGTAAGTATCCTATAAATAATATTTTAATTAATGGAATTAATAAAATAGTTAAGCTATTTAAAAAAGCACCTGTACTTAAAAATAATTATGAAATATATAGATTTATTTCTGATGATGAATTCCTATCATCATTGAAAATAGGTGATACATTTATTGAAACCGGGTTTTTATCAACAACGCGCGATCCTTTTTATACTCCTGGAGTTTTAGAACATTTTGGATTAATATTAATTAAAATTAATATTCCAAAAGATATAAAAGGGTTAGGATTATTCATAGAAAACTTTTCATTATTTCCAAAAGAAGAAGAATTATTATTGCCGCCAAATACAATCTTAAAATTAAAATCAAAAAATAATAATTTTAAATATTATCATATTAATTTAAAATTTGAAAAATTAATAAATAAAAAATATGAATTTGATTTAATTAATATAACTTATGAAGATCCTATTAATTTACATATAAATGAAAAATATTATAATATTGATGAAATATTATTAAATGGATCAGATAAATTAAATCTACTTACACAATTTATTAATATTTATTCACATAATGAATTAATTTCAATAAAATTAAAAAATAAAAAATATAATTTATTATATCATTGGTTTAATTCTACTGAAAATAGTGTTTATCAACATTTTTATTATAATAAGATTAATAAAGGGCTATTATTATCTTTAATGGATAATAATGGAAATTTATATTTAAATATAGAATTAGGACCTGATATGTGTATTAATTATTTAAATAAACATTATATTCAAAATAATATTAAGTACATAAATAAATTTATGGATTTTGATTTAATATATGCTATAGCTAAATTATTTCATTATTATGAAATAATTATAATGCATGAATTTACATCTTTTATAATGTTTAAAAATAATTATACAAATGTAAATCCTTCATATTTGATTAAATATAATTTTAATTATTCAATTTATAATTATTTAAAAAATAATGAAAAATATTTAACTTCTTATAATTCTAATTATATAATTGGTTATTGGTATCTTGATAAATATTTTAATAAAATTATAGATAATAAAATTGAATTACCTGAAATTTTTAAAAAATATAAAACATATAAAGAATTATATATTAATGTTATTGAAAAATATTTTTATTATTATAATAATTTAATATCACTATTAGATAATAAAATTTTTAATAATGAATATATTATTTGTAATATTAAACAAAAATTATCAGAAGATCTAAATTATTCTAAATTTATTAAACCTATAATAGAATATGATAATTCGGAAAATATATTATATACACAAATAATGCAACGTAGAAAAAATTAAAATATTTTTATTTATTAATTATTTATGTTTAATTTTTATTATTTTCTATATATTATATAATGGGTATATATTTTTTTTTAATAATAATTATTATAATAATAGTATTAGATTTATATAATAACAATTTTAATCATATTATTAAAAGTAATAATAAATCTATTATTAATAATAATAATTATTCTATTACTGATAATATTAATAATATTAATAATAATAAAAATAAAAATATTAATAATCCTATTATTAATAATACTATTAGTACTATTAATAAATCTAATAATAAAAATAATAAAAATAAATTAATAAATATAATTCCATGGTCTCAAATTATTAATGATGGTAAGACAGATTTATATTGTATAAAAATTAGTATACCATCTTTATCAGATTATGAAAATTGGAAAAATATAATACCAGGTTTAGATTTTGATCCTAAAACAAAAGAAATTATGATTCCTGCTACAGATGAACTAGAAGCTTTAGTAATTGCTTTTTATATAAATCTTAATTTTTCAGGTCAAATATTATTTGATAATATTATAAAAGAAGATTTATTAAATATTAAATTAGTAGAAATAAAAAATAATAAAGATATAGAAAAGGAAACCAGGGAACATATTATTAATATTCATAAACCTAAAGAATTAAATAATATTATAGATAATAATAATTTTGAATCTTATGATAATAATAATTCAGGAACATATTTTTCATATTTATAAATTAAAATATATTATCTATAGTACTATTAATAACTTTTCTATAATAAATATTATAACCTGATGTTATACTTGGTCTAATAATTCTAAATATATCTCCTACATTAGCATTATAATATCTTGACATAATATCAAATAATAATATTTTTCCTATATCTTTTTCATCAAATACTTCAGATAATTCTTTTTTTTCTTCTTTAGTTAATAAAATATGTTGTGGTATAAATATTTTACTTGGTATATCTTCTAACATTTCATTCTCAAAGAAAAACTCTACATTTTGATATTCATAATATAATTGTCTAACAACTTTTTTAGATACTACTTTTGCTATTATGATTTTTCGTATATTAAGATTTTCAGATAAATATATTTCTAAAGGAGTACCCGAAACTATGGTTGTAATATTAGAATTAATAAAATATATATTTATAATTTCATTATTTATAGCTTTAATTTCAATAATATTGTTAGTATTTATCTGGTTTATTTTTTTAAATTCTTCTTCATAAGAATTAATTTTATGTCTTCTTTCTAACATTTTTAAAATATTTTTAATAATTATTTCTAATAATTCAGTATGATTATATTCTACATTTGTTAATATATTGCGCATTAATAATAATTATATTATATCTTTATATAATAAAATATCATTTTTTTTCTATTATATTATATATAATAATGGGTTTTATAGGATTTTCTATAAATGATTATTTACATATTCCACCACAATTTAAAAACTTAATATTTCCCTTCCCTTATCCGATTCCTGGAATAAGATATCCATTTATATTTAATAATTGTGATAAACTTATTAATGATAGAATCCAGGCAGAAGATAAAGAATCTATTAAAACCCAATTAACGGAATTTCTTAATAAAATAGGAACTACAATCAATACCAAAAAAAAATACGATGACTATCAAATTACTTTACATTTTAAGCATCCTTATATGTGTAAGGCATCTACCGATAAATATTTGGAAAACTTAAAAAAGGAAGTATTAGATGAAGCGCCGCCGCATCCCCCTCTTGTAACTTTAAGACAACAAATATTGACTGCGAAACGCACCCACATCAATAATAAATATTATAAAAATAATATAAATATAATTACTGTTTACTTTGATGATGGTTATTATAAAGAAATACCTTATAAAGGTAATATATCATTAGATTATATTAAAGAATTATTTACAAATGAGTTTAATATGTTTCCAAAAAAAAAATGATATAAAATTATTTATAGATTAAGTTTCTTACTATTATTAATGTCTTCTTATCAAACATTTGCTATGAAATTAGATAATGTAGATAATATTATTTTTAATGATAATGATATTTCATATAAATTAGTTAGTAATATAAATTTACCATTACATAGTTTAGGTTATAATTATTATTTATCCAGAACAAAAAGTTCAATGAGTATAACTAAAAATTTTGAGTCTAAAAATGAATTTTATTATGTTGTTAATCCATTTGAAGTTAATATTCATATAATAACAGATAATTTATTATTAGAATCTACAAATAGTTATTTTAATACTACAAATGAAATATATGATTCTACTTTTTATATATATTGGGATATATTTACAATATTTAATATAATAGAAAATATAGAAGAATTAGTAATAACAATATTATCATTAAAAAATAATAGTATAATTAATTGTATTAATAATTATAAAAATATAAGAAAGTCTTTTTTATCAAAAATTAAAGATATTATATTATATACTATATCAAACCAAGAAGAAGAAATAAAAATTGATAATAAAATTAAACATCATAATTTTAAATTGGATATTAGTAATACTAAATCAATAATAAAATTTAATGAAGAAGTAAAAAAGAAACATAATAATCATATTATAATTGGAGATTATGGTCATGATAATGAAGGAGAAATTTATAATATATTAATAAATGAAATATTAATTGCATTAACATATCAAAATAATAATGGTCATTTTATATTAAAAATATATGAATCTTTTACAATTCCAACATTAAAATTAATATATATTTTGTCAGCTTGTTATGAAGAAGTATATATATATAAACCTTATTTCTCACGACCTAGTGAATCAGATAAATATATAATATGTAAAAATTATCAAAAAAATAAAACACTATTAATTGCTAATATAATAAAAATATTACAAAGTATTAAATCTGAACCAAATAAATATATTTATAGTATAATACCAAAATTGATTTTACCACAAACATTTTTAAATAAAATTATTTTTATTAATATTAAACTAATTAATACACAACAAATTATAATTAATAATATTATTAAATACATTAAACAAAATAATTATTTTGGTGATAATTATCATTCTTATAAAAGCGAACAATTAAAAGCTATAAAATGGTGGATATTAACTTTCTTTTCTGAAAAAATAATTAATGAAGATTTTATTAAAAAATTTAATTCTCAATTAGAATTAATTGATATAGAATATAAGCAATTTCAAGTAGCTTTAATTAAAAATTAGTTTATATATATTATTAATGTTAGCTTATAAATTATATTATTTATTATGTACACATAATTATGATGAAATTGAAAAAATTATAAAAGAATTAGATATAGAAAATATCTTATTAAATAATGGCATAATATTATCATTAGATAATGGAATAACATTACCATTAGACAATAGTATTTTATCTAATTTATTATTATATTATATTAAAATTACTAATAATATAATGATAAATCATATTTATACTAATTATAATTTAATGAAAAGAGATTATTTAAAATTAATAAAATATTATTTTGATAATAATTTTGATAATTATTTATTTTTAGTTATAAATAAAATAAATTTAAATAATTTAACTAATACAGATTTAGATTATTTAATAAATAATAAAATATTTAAAATATTATATTATTTAGAAAATTTATTTTTAACAACTAAAATTATAAATAATAATTTAAATCATAATAAATTAAAATTAATATATATTAATGATAATAATAAATATTTATTATTATTACAAAATAACATGAAAAAACATATTTTAATAAATTTAATTAAGTTTTATGAAAAATATTCAACTTATGATTATATTATTGATGCAGGAAATATTTTATATTCAGATAAAGGTAATTTAACTATGGAATCAATTAATGGATTAATTAAAATATTAAATAATACTGTTAATAATTTAATTATAATACATCCAAAACATATTAAAAATAATTTAATACAAAAATATATATTACAAAATTATAAATATTATATAACACCTATTTCTTATGATGATGATATATTTATTTTATGGTTTTTTTTTAAATCTCTTTCTAAATGTAACATTATATCTAATGATAAATTTAAAAATTATAATTTTATTTTAAAACTTAATACAGATTATAATTTACTATTACAACAAATAATTAATTATTCTATTTCTAATTATGAATTAAATAATAAACATACTTATTCTAATTGTATTCAAATTATTGATAATCATATTTATATACCAAATATTGAAAATTCTTTTAGTATATTTAATTTATAAATTAAATATAGTTATTATTAGTTTTAATAATAATTTATGTAATATTAATAATAAATATATATTTATTATTAATATTATTATATATTTTTAATATAACTTCATACATAATATTTTTTTTGTTTTACTATTAACATAACTATTTATATTATATAAATTTATAAATATGAATTGATATCCATTGGCATCTCATTAATATTTATTTTATAATAATATTTTAATTTATTAAATAATTTTATATCCACGGTGTCTTTCAGTTTTACTAATGTAATAGCAATACCTTTTTTATCAAATCTACCACATCTACCTATTCTATGAACATATGTTTCATGAGTAACAGGTATATCATAATTAATAACCATATTTACTTGTGGAATATCAATTCCACGTGATAATAAATCGGTAGTTAATAATATTCGTGTATATCCTTCACGAAAATTCAGTAATATAGTATCACGTTCAGTTTGGGCCATATTAGAATGAATTAATGAAGCGGTAAAATTATTTTCAATTAATTTATTTTCAATATATTCAACTTTTGCAATAGTATTAGCAAAAATAATAGCTTGAAAAGTAGAAACAAGACTATATAAGTCTAATAATGTATCAAATTTTTGATCTTCAATTTCAACATTAATATAAAATTGTGATATTAAATCTGTTATAATATTTTCATTGTTTACTAATATTTGAATAGGATTATTCATATATTTTTTACTAAATGTAAAAATATGTAATGGAATAGTAGCAGATATTAATATAAATTGAATATTATTTTTATTACTATTTATATTTTGTTCTATATTTTTTCTATCAACTTTATTAATAATATTATTAATATTATCTAAATTATTATCTCCTAATAAATTATCTGCTTCATCAAATATCAATATATTTAATTTATTAATTTGAATTTTATTTTCTTCTATCATATGATTAATTCTTCCTATAGTACCTATTATTAAATTTGAAATTTTCATATTATTTCTAGTTTCATTTATATTTGTTCCACCTATACATTTATGAATTTTAAAATTAGTATATTTAGATAAACTAATAGCAACGTTATATACTTGTTCAGCTAATTCACGTGTTGGAACTATAATAATACTAATATTATTTATATTCATATTATTAATTACACCTAATAAATATGTAGCAGTTTTACCTGTTCCTGATTGAGATTGTAATATACAATCTTGTTTAGTATTTATAGCTTCAATACCTTCTATTTGAATTTTAGAAGGTTTAAGAAACCCATATAGATATACTCCTTTCAATAATTCGGAATTTAAATTTAGTTTATCAAAAGATTCCATTATAATAATAATGATAATTTTCTTTAAATAAAAAAATATAATCTTTATAATTATTTTTAATTATAATAATATTATTAATTTACATATATTGATAATGTATTTATTTTTTAATATTTTTTAAATTGTATTATACTAACATTAATTTGTATAAAAATTAGTTTTTTATAGATATCAATAAAATTATATAATTAAAATAAAAAAAATGATTTAAAAATATATTGATTACTAAATATTAATAATATGGCATTCATGAATTACACAAGAAACGCCCCTGAAGTTATTGAACTTTCTAATCTTAATTTGTCTAATTTAACTTATGAATTAAAACCTTTTGATATAAAAGATAAAAAAAATAAATTATTGACAGGTTTTGTAAATTATGCTGATAAAGGAATAAGACGAACTTTATTATTAAAAACTAAAGAAATAACTTTATCAAAATATGGATATACAGCTGAAGAATATATGAGTAATGAAAGTCAAAAATTTAATTTAAAAGTTCCATTATCTGAAGATATTAATAGTGAAGAAATTAGTAAATATGAAGAATGGGATGAGTTTTTAAGTACAAAACAATTTAAAGAAAAACTTTTTGATGGTATAGGACAACAATATAAATCTGATAAAGCATCACAAAAATATAAATTGAGTTCATCTATTAAAAAATTTACAGATGGAAAACCACCACGAATATCATTTAAAATTGATGTAGATTATGAAACCCAAAATATTAAAACTAAAGTTTTTGATAATTATGAAACTACACCTATGAATATAGAAACATTAGATGATTTTAAAAAAATTGTTTCTTTTGGTTCATCATTTCAAATAATTTTTAAAATTGTTAAATTATGGGGACATCTTCCTACATTACCTGAGCCTGGATATGGATTAATATTTAAATTATATCAAGTTAGAATGATTAAAATGAATACATACACACTTAATCAACAACCCACGCAATCATTATTTATTGATAATAATCAACCATCAAATGAAATTATAATTAGTTCCAACTCACAAATAGAAACATCTACTAAACCTAATGTATCCGTAGAACATTCAGATAATTCAGATGAATCAAGTAATGAAGTAGAATCAGATATTGAAGTAGTAGAAAAGACTTCTAAAAGCAGAAGTGTCGCTAAAAGTAAAGCTAACCCTACCCCTAAATCTGTATCTTCATCATCTTAAATATAAATAATTAAGTTTTAATTTTATTATATAAATTATTTATTAAATAAATTATTTCAATAATTTATTTAAAAAATAATTTATTATACATAAATATATGGAACCGTATAAAATAACTGATATAGATTTAAATTATATATATTATAGTAATATAAAACAAAATCAAGATAAAAAAATTATTTTAATAAAATATAATGACAATAATAAATTACAGAATTTTGTTTTTCAAATACCTATTTTAGATATGGTTAATAATATTACTATATATGATAATTATGGAGAAATTGATTTATCATTAAATAAAGATACACCCGATATTCATAAATTTATTCATTTTTTGAATGAATTAGAAAATAAAATTAAAAATGATGCAAAAACTAATCTTTCTTCGTGGTTTACATTAGATAATAATAATACTACAATTAATTATCAAAAAATTATTAGAGGAGACAGTATTTTAAAAATAAAATTAATAAAAAATAATGATTTTGAAACAATAATACAAATGAATAATAATATAAAAATTGATTTAAATAATTTTTCAGATAATATACCTGATAACTGCCCATGTAAAATAATTTTAGAATGCTATGCTTTATGGATTCATTCTTCAAATGTATTTGGTATATTTTTCAGACCTGTTATAATTTCATTCTATATAAATAATTTATATGATTATAAATTTATTGAAGATAGTGATATAGAAAATATTGATATTCCAGATACTGATATTAATGGTACAAATAATAAAAATAACATTTTTTTAACCTATCCGAATAATGAAAAATTACAATCTGAATATAATGTATTATATAATTCATTACTTAATACTGAACAACGTACTAATAAAATACCTAATAAAAGAGGACCAAATAAACGAAGCCAAAAAACAAAGAATACAAAAAAAACATCTAATACATCAAACTCAGAAGAAATTACATCATCTATATTACAAAATAGTTTACTATCTAAAACATTATTATTATCTAATGATAATAATTCAGCTAATAATAATATAAAATCATCTGATAATAATTTATCTACTAACCAATTATTATTACATGATAATATAGATAACATATCATCGTCATCAAGTATACGTGATAATTCTAATGAAGAAATGTAGTAAAATATTTTTATTTATAATACATATGAATAAATTAATAATAAAATAAAAAAAGTATATTATATTAAATAATAGTTTGAATATAATTCTAATCTATTATAATTTATTATTTAAAATTTATAAAATATTCTTACAATTTATTATTTAAAAATCAAAATATTTTAAAAATATTATATTTATGAAATCCAATTTGTTATTATCTGATTATATATTTTTTAATATTAAGATATTAAAAAATATATAGATCTATGTTTAGTTATTTTATTATTATTAGTATGAGTAAAATTATATTTATTTAAATTATTATACAATCATAATTTTATTTATTTTATTGCTATTTTAAGAAAAATTATAAAAATTTTAGAAAAAATAAACTACGTTCCAAAATAATGATAACTGGAACTTCGTTTATTTATTTTAATTGGAACTTTGTTTATTAGATATTATTCTTATTTTCAGCAAAATAAATAAACGAAGTTCCAGTTAAAAAAAGTTTTCATATATTGTTATTATTAGTCTAATAACATTTATTTTTATTTAATTTATTATAAAATTATAAAATAACCAAACTTAATAAAATAAATAAAGTATATATTATAAATATTTTTTTACAAATCTTAAATACTGTCTCACAAAAATATAAATAATTATTTATAAATTTTTAATAATTAATGCTATTTTTAGAGGAATGAAAAATAATATAACATAATAAAGATATAATAGTTATCAAACTATATCCTAATTATATAAATATTAATAATTAAAAAAAAATATAATATATATATAAATATAATTTTATTATATTTATATAATTTAGCTATATTTTTTTTTAATTATAGATAAATTTCTATAATAGTATAATGATACAAATAAATGATAATATTAAACAAAAAATATTATATCCACCGCAAATAATAACATTATTAAATAATAAAAAAACAAAATTAATATATGCAGATTTTATAGCAACTGGAAAAATATCACCATTAATTGAAAAATATTTATATAAATATATATATCCTTATTATGCAAGCACTCATTCAAATTCGTTTTGTTCTTTATATATGAATAAAATGTTAGAAAATACCAAATGTTATATTAAAAAAGCATATAATTTAAAAGAAAATCATAAAATTATATTTACAGGTCAAGGAGCTACTGGTGCTATTAATCATTTAGTTAATATTATAAATTATAATAATTTTAATGAAGTGAATATAATTTTATCAACCTATGAACATCATAGTAATTATTTACCATGGTTTGAGAAATCTAAAAAATATACAAATATAAAATTATATATAATACCTCTTAAAAATGGTATTATAGATTATGATTATTATCAGCAAATTATAAATAACTTAACAACTAATTTAGATAATAATTTAATTATTACTAGTGTTACGGCATGTTCTAATGTTTCCGGTATTAAAACTGATTTATATCGTTTAAAAAATATATTCAAAAATAAAAGTTTATTATTTATTGATTATGCTTGTTTATCACCATATACAAAAATAGATGGATCAATTGCTAATGCATTATTTATTTCACCACATAAATATATAGGTGGTTATTCTACACCAGGGATACTAATAGCGGATAAACAATTATTTATGCAATCATGCCCATATGCTCCTGGCGGCGGTTGTGTTAATAAAGCAAATGAAGAAATTATAGAATATAATAATGATCCTGAAATAAAAGAAACAGCCGGAACCCCAAATATTATAGGAATAATAAAAATAAAATTAATTCTAGCATTGCAAGATATGTTGTATGATACTATAATAAAAAATGAAGATTTCATAGTAAAATATGTTCATGATAAATTAAAAATAATACAAAATAAGTATCCTAATTTAATAATATTATATTTAGGATTATATTTAAATATAAGATTACCTATTATATGTATTTATATAAAAGAATTATATCATAATAAAATTGTTAAAATTTTAAGTGATTATTATGGTATTCAAACACGTGGAGGAATTGCATGTAGTGGAATATTTGCAAATTATATATGGAAAACAATGAAAATTCCAGGATGGTGTAGAATATCTTTTCATTGGTCTATGACATTACAAGAAATAGATTATATTTTATATTCTATTGAAGATATTTTATCAAACTTAAAATATTATCTAAATATATATAATGAGTAATATATTATTTTTTTTTCATATAATTATATTAATAATATTTATTATATTTATTATTTATAATAGAATAAAATTAATTATAACTGATTATCTAATAATAATAGGGATTATATTAATATTATCTTTTAATTATTATAAATATTATAAAAAGATTGAAAATGAAAATATATATGATACTATATTTGATAAATTAAATTAAGATTTAAAGATATTATATATATTTGTATTAATGTTAATAAAAATTCGTGAATTTTTTATTTCTAATTTTAATATAAAAATTTATGGTATTATTTATAAAAATAATATATATTATTTAAATGGTATATATTCTTTCATTCCATTTTATATAATTAAATTTATAATTAAATTTTTTCATATATTTATTATTTATATGAAAGATAATATTTTTTATAGTACTAAATCAGATAATTTAACAATTTCAATATTACCTTTAATTTTAAAATTTGAAATAAATGAAATTGAACTAAAATTTATATTAAAATATTATAATTCATGTATACCTATTAATTTTTTTATTAGTCATAATAAATTTAATGTTCAAAATAGCATCTTAAATATCAAATATTTAAAAAAACAAAAAATGCATGAAAAACTACTGACATTTACAACTTTTAATAATAAAATGATATATGAATTATTTTTAGACTAATTATCAAAATATTAATATTTTAATAAATTATTATTGGACATGTGTATTATCGTATGTTATGATTAGTATTTATCATAATCTTGATGAAAATAATAAATAAAGTTCTTATAAATAAATTGGCTTTCTATATATGTTTATTATTAATTTACGAAAACTTCGTTAAATTCATTTATTATCCAAATTATTATTAAATCTAGGTTCCTTAAAATAAAATAATAGGGAACTTCATTAACCTCAATTATTTAAATTATTAGTTTATAATTTTTAAATAAACATGTTTAATAAATAAACTAATTGATATATTTATTATTTTATTTAATTTATTGATTTTAATAATAATTAAAATAATTAAAATTATTATTAAAACTAATAAATTAGGTAATATGTAAATTATTGTTATTTTCAGATAAATTATAAAAATTTCAGAAAAATTAAACTAAACTACGTTCCGTTCCAAAATAATATGTAAATCTTAAATTATTGCATCATCAGATAAATTATACAAATTTAAAAAAAATAAAATAAGTTAACGAAGTTCCCAAAATATTTTAATTTATGGTTTAAAAATTATTTTGGAACAGAACGTAGTTTAGTTTAATTTTTCTGAAATTTTTATAATTTCTCTAAAAATAACAATAATATTAATTTTATATTTTTTTTTCAAATGTTTTAATAATTATAATGACACTAATTATAATAATAAACATATATAAAAAGCACAATTTATTTATTAAAACTTTGTTTATTATTTTTAATAAAATTATTATAAACACTAATCAAAAGATTATATAGAAAATACACAATATAATCTTTATTGTAAGAGTATTTATAAAATATATAAAATAAATACATATGATTATGAAGATTATAGTTGTATAATAAATTTAACAAATGCATCTTGTAAATAGTAGTCAGTGCAGTAACAAATGATAATTTTGTATTCAAATCAGAAAATAAAATTACAATATAATATATTCAAAAATATTTATTAACAAAAATTTAATTAATAAAAGATACAGTTTAAGTTGCTAATCATAAACATCATACAAGAAATATACTAAAAATACAAATATGTGTATCTTCACACAATAATAAAAAGAAATTATTAATTATTGTGAAAATAATAATAATTTAATAAAACAATAAAAAGAATAAATTAATTAAAATAAAATTATTGCAAAAATAATTTATTTCTAATATTATGAAAAAATCTAAATAATATGATAATATATAATGAATAATAAAATGAATCAAATAATAAATAATATTATTACTATTTTGAGATACATTAATCTATGTTCTTAATATAGTACTAATATTTTAATTTATCTAAAAATCGGAATAATTTATTTATTGCTATTTTAAGATATATTATAAAAATTTTATAAAAAATATATTAGATTATAGTTTAAATTTAATGCAATTTACTATTATTTAGAAATCTAAATTAATTTCTAGGAAATTTAATTTTTTAATTTTCAATAATGCTATAATAAATATGTCAATATTAAAAATTTGGTAATTTATATTTATTACTAAATAAGAATTATACATAAATTAGAAATTATATATTTTATTTTTTTAAATAATTATAACTAATATTTAATATAAAGATATTATATATATTATATATAATGCTTTGTTTATTAATAAAACCATCAAAAATTAATCATTTTAATTGGAATAATCCAAATTATATTAATTGCATATTAGAATTAATAGAGGAAACAACAATAGAAGAATCGTTATTTTTACAAGATTTATATATTAACTTAGAAACTGAGAAATATAATAATGAGATTAATATTGAAAATATTAATATTGATGATGAATTACAATACAAATATTCTATGTTATATGTAGATATTGAGGGTACTATTGAAAATCAAAATGAAATAGCATTATTGTTCACTACTAATAATAAATTAATATATGGTAATGTAGTACTAATAAAAGAGTCTTATATTGAAGATGTTATTAAATTTGAGAGTATGACAAAAATAGATTTGAATAGATTATTAAATAGGCGAATAAATGGAACAATTTTATTATGGGATGAAAAATGGTCAGAAGATATTATTTCTACATCATGTAATTTAACAGAATATTATAAAATATTTTTTGATGATGAAGAACCTAAAATAAAACATATAGATTTTTTAATGTATAATATTCATATATTATATATAACTTCAAAATATGGTAGAAAATATATATGTGGTAATTTATTAAATGATTTAGAAATAGATAAATGTTTAATTTATACTATGAAATCTGATGTTTTATATGGACATATAACATTAGATGAATTTAAAAAAATAATTAAAATATCTGAAAATGTTAATAATTATATTACTCCTATAGAATATGAAATTGATAAAGACAGATATACCAAATATACAGTTTTAGATATAATTTATAAAAAAATATAATTTATATAGTATAAAAAATACTTTTGAGTTTTATTTTAAAATAAAATATATTATTAATTTAATGATAGAAGAATTTAGCTTTGATGATGAAATGAATATTAATATTAATAATATATTAGCATCTTTAAATAATACAGAAAACAAATCAGAAACTAAATCAGAAACTAAATCAGAAAAAAATACGATTATATTAGATAATAATATAATAGATTTTACTAAAAAATTAGAATCAGAATTAGAATCATACCATGAACAACCACAACGACCTAAAAATAAAACTATAACAAATGTATCTTCAATATTTAATAAACTTAATCAAAAAATCCAAAATAATAATTATAAAGAAATATTAATTTATACTTTAATATTTTTTTTAATAAATTTAAATAAAATTCCATTTATAAATAATATTAAAAATAATTATTTTAATTTAATTATTAAAACTACTTTGTTTTTTATTACATTATTAATATTAAAAAAATATTATATAAAAAATAAATAAATATCTACTTTAAACATATGAATAATAATAGTATTGATTTTAATAGTATTTGGAAAAAAAAATGTAAAAATATAATACAAAAAAGTATTTATCCTGCTGTTAAACGTATTATAGTAATTGGTGATATTCACGGAGATTATAATATGATGATTCAATTATTGAAATTAGGAGACCTAATTGATAATAATAATAAATGGATTGGAAAAGATACTTTTGTAGTTCAAGTAGGTGATCAAATAGATAGATGTCGTCCAATAAATGAACCATGCCATAATAAATATTCAACTGTTAATGATGAAGCAAATGATATACAAATATTATTGTTTTTAACAAATTTACATTATCAAGCTACACAATCAGGAGGTGCTGTATTTTCATTATTAGGAAATCATGAATTAATGAATGTAGATGGAGATTATAAATATGTATCATATGAAGGATTAAAAAATATAGACGCCAGACGAAAATTATTTTTAAAAGGTCAACCTTTAGCTAATTTTTTAGCATGTACACGACATATGATATTAATAATAGGATCTAATTTATTTACTCATGCAGGTTTAATTTCTGAAATATCTGAAAATTATGGTATAGAAAGTATTAATCAAATAATGACATTATATTTATTAAATGAAATAGATAAATATAATAATCCTTCTATTTATGATAAAATAATGAAAAAACATCATAATATATCTTCAACTGTATTATCAGAATTATTTTATAACTCTTCATCTCCTTTATGGACTAGATATTATGGAAACTTACCATTTAATACTAACAATAACGAAGATAAATTATGTAATAAAAATTTAAATATTTTAAAAGAAATTTATAAAGTTGATAATATATATGTTGGTCATACCCCAATGTTAGAAAAAGGGATAACTAGTGTATGTAATAATAAAGTTTGGTTAACTGATTTTGGTGCTTCTCAAGCATTTGATAATCTTAGAAATAATAATATTAAAGAAGCCCAAGTATTAGAAATATTAAATGATGGAGAAATTATTAGAATATTAAAATCAGTATCACTATTATCGTTATCCTCAACAGAATGTACAATATTATAATATATTATTATTAATAATAAGATTTATTAAATATTTAAATTATGTGTGACTTTGTTAACTATGGTTGTTTATTTTATTGATTTATTATGAAAAATTATCATTATTTGTTTTATTGTAAAATTATATTTTTTTGGAACTCAAATTTATTTATAAAAAAATATTTATAAATAAATTTTATTTATTTGATAGACACTTTTATAAATTTGGTAAGTTCATTTATTTTATAAAATATACAAAGTTCTTATTTTCATGAATTAAATAATGGAAAATTTATTTATTTTAAAAATTTTAAAATAAATAATGAAAACTTTATTATTATTTATTTATTGATATTTAATATAATTTTATTTAGTTAGTTAATAATCTATTTTAGATTTTATTCTATTAAATCTAAAATAGATTGTGTTTCTTAAATATATTTATTATTATAATTTATAATAATTACCATATTATTTAATTATTAATTTACATAAATTATTAGTAACTTAATTTATTCTTGTTTAAAACAAAATGAAACATTTTTCAGAAAATAGCAATAAATTATTATTAAAATAAATAGTTTAAATAAAATAATAAGAACTCTAGATATTTATTTTTAATTTTTAAAATAAACTGATAATAATGTTCTATATTAAATAATAAATAATTTTTCAATAATAATAAAAAAATTATATCTTTAATAATAATATGGGTATTGAGTCTTTCTTTTCTAGTTTCACAAGAAATTTTAATATAATAAATCAATTTTATGATACTAATTACGATATAATATTAGATGCTGAATATATATTTTTAGATTTTAATAGTATAATTTATACTATAATAGCTAAATTAACAAATGAATTAATAGATAAGAATACTTTATCTTTTGATGATATTAATAAATTAATATTTAAAAATATTAATGAATATTTAATTAATTTATTTAAAAGATTTAATTTATCTAAACTAAAAACTATATATATCTGTCTAGATGGGACACCTTCATTTAGTAAAATGCTAGAACAAAAAAAAAGAGGCTATATAAGTGATTTTATAGATAATATATTAAATAAATATAATGTAGAAAATAATTCTAATATATTAAACTGGAATAAATCAAATATTAAACCAGGAACTATATTTATGAATCAATTAAATAAATTTTTATTAGATTTTAAATATGAAAATATTAAAATTATAGTTTCAACAAGTGATAAAAGCGGAGAGGCAGAAATGAAAATAGTAGATTATATTAATACTTTTAAAGAATTAAAAAATAAAATTTACTTTTTTAGTCCAGATAGTGATGTAATTTTACTAAGTTTAATATCATCAAATTCAGATTATATAAATGTTATAAAACATGATAAAAATATAATATCAATTATAGATACTAAATTATTAAAATCTACAATATATAATTATTGTAAAATAAGAATAGATATAGATCTAGATTTACAAAAATTAATTAATGATATTGTATTTATATTTACAATATTTGGAAATGATTTTTTACCTAAATGTGAAAGTATTAATGTTAGATATGATATTTTATTATTAATTGATATTTATTTAATTAATTTAAATAAATTAGGTTATATATTAAATGAAACTAATATAATAAATGAATGTTTATATAATTTTTTTGAATTATTATCAAAACATGAAAGAAGATTAATATTTAGAAATGTTTTTAATAATTTATATAATAATTTTAATAAAATAAATCAATTAAATTTTTTAGCAGATTTAAATAAATTTAAACATTTATCTTTAAAAAAAAATACTAATTACTTATCTGGAAATATTTTTGGAAAACCATTTTATAATTTTTATAATAATATATTATTATTTATAGATCCATTAAAATTAAATATTAAATATTTAGATTTTTATATTATTCATAAAAATCAATTATTTACTATTTTACATGAAGCATTACAAACAGAATATCCAATAAATCAATTAATAATTATTGATTTAAAAAAAATTAATATTGAAGATATAGAATATCAAACAATAAATAGAGTTAAATATATTTCACAATTACCTAGACATCAAACAGTATTAGTTAATTTAAATAATAGAGATAAAGAAGAATATTTAATTAATAATAAATTAGATAAATATACTCAAATATTTAATCCTATAAATAATTTTTATTTAAAAACAATTAAAATGAAAGATATTGATAAAGATTATTTTTATTATTATTATTTTCATAATAATAAAGAAAAAATAATTATAGAAGAATATTTAAAAGGTTTAAAATGGGTTTATCAATATTATTATTTAAGAAAAGATATAGACGAATTTTGGTATTATCCTTATAATAAAGTTCCTTTATTTGAAACAATAATAACATTTTATTCACCCCAATGTATAACTACTAATTTTATATCTAATAAATTAAATATAAACCCCATTGAACAATTATTATATGTAACACCTATAAATTATAATAATTTAAATAATTTAACTAATTTAATTGATGACAAACATCTAGACAAAATAATTTTATTTATTCAAAATAATAAAGATTTATATTATGATTTAAATACAATTTATAATAATAATCAATATAATAATTTATTTGATTGTTCACATGCAATGTTTATAAGTAAATGTGATTACAAATTATTAGATAATATTATTGATATAAATTTATTTATTGAAAAATGTAGAATATATTTTTAATTATTATTTATAATAAAAAATTAAAATTATTAATTATATAATTAATAATTTTAAATTTTTAATAAAACATTTTTTAAACAACATTAGATATAGAAGGAATTGAACCTTCATCTCATTTTATGAGATATTCACCAGAATTATATCTTTAATGGACACAGTGGGAATTGAACCCACGACCCCTCGCACATAAGACGAGTGCTCTAACCCCTGAGCTATGCATCCTTAACAACATTAGATATAGAAGGAATTGAACCTTCATCTCATTTTATGAGATATTCACCAGAATTATATCTTTAATGGACACAGTGGGAATTGAACCCACGACCCCTCGCACATAAGACGAGTGCTCTAACCCCTGAGCTATGCATCCTTAAGAAAGGAAATAACTTATTTCCATTGAGACAGTTCTTAATTTTCTTAGAAATTACTCTAAGAAACACGCGTTTAGTGTTTGAATACTTTTTTTTCAATTGCTTGAAAACACGATTATAATTCTTATTTTTAGTCTTAATATAATATAGAATTAAATCTTTAAATATTTTTATATATTTTTTTATAAAAAAAATTATAAAAAATTTTATAAAAAGATTATTATTTTTTCAAATAAATAATAAGATAAATAAATTATGTTTGTAGTAGGATTTTTTCAATTACTTGAAAAAACGATTAGAATTCTTATTTTTGTCTTAATACAATATAGAAATTAATTTTTAAATATTTATTATAAAAAATATTATAATAAATTTATGATATTTATTAAAAATATTTAGTTTTTATTTTTAAAATACTTAGTATAATAAAAATATAATTTTGTTAGATTCTTATAAAATTATAATATATAAATTAAGATATAATTATATGGAAAAATTAAGAATATAATATATTATATCTTAATATAATATAGAAATTTATTTTTAAATATTTTTATTTAAAAATTTATATATATATATTTAACTAAATTTAAATGAATATCCACATTCTAAACAATTAACAAAAATAGTAGGTGGTTCATCGCCAGATCTAGTTTGTTTTTGTGTTATTTCAACATTTTTCTCTTTACATTTTTTACATGTGAAAGCATTAGAACCAACTTTATTATTTTGTATAGCTGTTTTTTGTAAAATATCTTTATATTTAGTTGGAAATAATTCTTCATTTTTCAGGTATGCAATAGCTTCAAGAGATATTTTTTTTTCTTCATATAAATTATTTACAAATTGTTTTAAATCAGTAATATTAATAATATCATTAAATTTATCTTCATAAATCTCATTAAATAAATCAGAAATATTATTATTTAATATGTATTCATTTGTAAAATTATATACACTTAATTCTATTTCTTCAGCAAAATTTAAATTATTAATTAAATTATTCAATATAGTTATTTTTTCATTACGATAATTATTCATTTAAATAATTATATTATTTAATCTTTAAAATAATTAAATTTCATTTTTTAAATTAAAAATATTTAAATTTTTTTATATGTTATATTATATATAATCATGCCAAAATTAAGTGATATAAAAACTAATCCAATTATTAAATCTATATTATTAATTATTATTGTATTATATACAACAATGGCTGCCCCAAGAATGCATCCGTCTGTTTTAAAAGTATTGCAATATCCTTTTGTTAAAATATTTTGTTTATTTTTAATTCTATTTTTTGCTAATGTAAATCCATTATATGCTCTAGCTTCATCTGTAATTTTATTTATTACTTTACAAATATTACGAGATTATGAAACAAGTATGCATATTAAATATAATACAACTTGTAATAAGCATGATTCACAAAAAGAATCAAATACACACATTAATGATGTATACGCTTCTGCAACTGCTCAAGTACAAAACACGGATAACGTAATCGAAGATGAATATAATAAAAGTAAATTACAACGGGGTATAATTCTTACATATGCAATTAATGAGATTGAAAAAGAAAAACAGTTAGAAACACAAGCAATAAATCAAAATAATATTTCTGAAGCTGAAAAACATAAACACAAAATAGTTATATATGAAAAAATTGTATACACTCTAAATGCAATTGATAACTTCCAAAAAGAAAATGAATATTATGATAGTACAAGTGACAAACAATATATATCAAATGTTATAGCTACACAAATAACAGTTGTAGATGCTTATATGAAATATCTTAATCATACTGACGCTTTATATGAAGAAAATATACAAGTAAATCCAGATAAATTGAATTATCATGAAATAGAAAAAAATAAAATGGAAGTTATTATAAACGCATCTAAATTTAAATTAAACTATTTAGAAAAATTACATAATGCAATAGTAAATAATAATAATGATGAACTAAAAAATCTTGAAAGTTTAATATTAAGAGTGTCTATGAAAATAAATGCATTAATGAATTCGTCAATTTTGAAAGAAGAAAGTATTAAAGCTAACATGAATGGCGATAGTGAAAGTTCAAATAAATTATATAGAGAATCTATTATTCAAGAATTAAAAGCAAAATCAATTATTAATTCAGATTATTTAAATAATGTAGCTACTCAGTTATTATCAAAAGGAGATAAATTATCCGCACAACAATTTATTAATGATTCAAATAATGAATTAGAAGTTGCAGGAACTATTGAAGAATGCGAACAACATTATCTACTTGCGAGACATGCTGAACAATTAGGAGATGATGAAACATATAAAACACATATCAATGAATATACTAAATTACAATGTAAAATTAATGATGAATATATTATTAATTATAATAATAATGATTTTATGCATGCAGATAGTAAATATGTTTCTATTGCTAATGATAGAATAAGTGGTAAAGCACCTAACCAAGATGTACATAATAGTTGTAATTTAACTAATAATAGTTGTAATTTAACTAATAATAGTTGTACACAAAAAAATGAACATTCTAACAATCAACCATCAAATATAACTGGGTATTCAAACAATAATAATTATGCATTAGTTAATTAATAATAAATATTTATTTATTATTACTAATAGTATAAAAAAATATTGAATGTTTATTTTTATTTATCATCACATGACACATTTATTACCATCTTTTATGAGTATTATTTATTATATAAACTATAAATAACTTAAGTTTCTTATAATACATGTTTATTATTATATAATTTTATAATAATTTTTAGTTATTGTTTTTAATAACTAAAACTATCTTTTTATATTTATATTATATAAATCCTTAAATTTAATGATAACTTAATTATGTAAATTATAAAATAAACATATAATTAGAGAAACACATAATTCTCGTTTATTTTAGTTTTTATGATAAATATTTTAGATTTATAAATGAACATATTTATTATCTATTTATTATTTTACTGTTTATTATCATTTTATTTAAAAATTAATAATTAAAAAAATAAACATATTTATTATATATTTATTAATATAATGGACATATTTATAACCATCTGTTTATTTTACTATTTATTATCAGATTATTTAAATAACTGTGATTCTTAGCATTTTAAATAATTGATTTTAATAATAATTTAAAATACTTAAGTTATTATTAAAAATAATTTGTGTAATATGTAATAATTAACAAAAAATAATTTAATAATTAAATAAGAAAACAATATAATTATAATAATAAACATGTCAATTATAAAATTATAATTAATACTAACTAAAATAAATATAATTTAGATATTTAATTATAAAATTATAAGTTTCTAATCAGAAATAATATTTTATTAGATTATAAAATATTTACTAACCAGACATAATAATTTAGATTTGTAATTATAAAATAATAATTAATAGAATTAAATTTTTATTAATCAGAAATAAAAAATTAGATTATTAATTTTTCTAAAATATTATAATTTGTTAACTATAAATAAATATAGATGGTAATTCTAAAATTATAATTTGTTAATCAAAATAAATATAATTTAGATTTTTAATTATAAAATTATAATAATTGGATATGTTTATTAGTATTAGATATAATTATATGATTTAAAAAAATTATTATTTTATGCAAAAAAATAATACTACACATATTTAAATATAAAAAATGAATTATTTATAATAAATTCATTAGTATAAATATGAATAATTTAAGAAGCAACCAAATAGAAGCTGTAAAACGTTTTAAAGATTATTATTATGATTTTATAAATAATGATGATTATAACACACGTGGAATATTATCAATGTGTTGTGGATCAGGTAAAACACGTACATTTTATGAAATTATGAAAAAATGTATTTCATTAAATGAAAGATTATTTATATATACTACATCAAGAATTTTATTAATTCAAGGTATAGTTCAAGATATAATAGAATGGATATATAGAGAATACATAGATATTGATATACTAATAAAAGTTTCTGATTTTAATATAAAAACTATTAAAACTGAAATAATAACAAAAAATAATAATGATCCATCTTTTAAAGTAAAAGATTTTGAAAGTTTTTTTAATAAAATAAAAAAAAAAAATATTATATTACTTAATAATAATGAAAAAGATCTAGAAGATTCATTAAAATCAAGATATATATTAGATGGTAAAAAAATATTAATTATTACTACATATGATTCTATTAATAAAATAATTAAAGGTATTTCCAATTATAATAAAAATTCTAATGATAAAATTATACCAGATTTATTAACATGTGATGAATCACATCACTTAGTTAGTAGTGATAATAATATTATAACTGCAAAAACCATATTTGAAGAAAATAGTGATTTTACGCCTGCTAAACATTTATTTATGACTGCTACACCATTAAAAATTATCAAACGAAATAACACAGATAATTATATAAATAATGATATTATTTATTCAATGGATAATGAAGATAAATATGGTAAAATATTTTATGAATACAGTTTTTATGAAGGAATTTGTGATAAATATATATTAAATTTTGATGTTATTTTTTTATGTGAAAAAGATACAATTGAAAAAGCAATTGAAGATATAAAATTTAAAATTAAAGATGATAAAAATGATGAACAACAATTTTTATATTTTAATATAATATCACAATATTTATTAAAAACTATTTCTATATATAACTTAAAACATACTCTTGTTTATTTATCAAATAAAGCAAAAGTAAAAATATTATATGATATATTACAAAAAAATATTAATGATAATAAATTAGATAATAATATTGGATATATAATATCAAAAGATCAAAAAAAGAAGGATAGAGAAAATAATTTAAAAATATTTGAAACATATAATGGAAAATCTAAAATATTATTAACTGTAGATATTTTTAATGAAGGTATAGATATACCAATATGTGATAGTATTTTATTTGCTGAAGAAAGAAATTCTGAAACAACAATAATCCAAAATATTGGTAGATGTTTAAGAATTCATAAACATAAAGAAAAAGCATATGTAATATTACCAACAAAAATTTATACATTTGAAAATATGGAAGAAAATGCTTTTTCTAGTAAATTTAAAAAAATAAGATATATTTGTGATATACTAAAAAAACCACTAAATCATGAAAACTCAAGATATTATATAAGAAAAACTAAAGGAGATAATAAAACATTTAAGAATGATAATGATGATGAATATATAAATGAAAAATCAGGATTAGTTGATGACATAATTACACTAAAAGGAAATGAAACAGAACAATCATATATTAATGATAATATAAAAAATAAAATAACTGACATGTCAAAAAGAATATTAAATTCTTATGAAATTAAATCAAGTTCATCAGATAAACTTTCTAATATTAATTTAGAAGAATTAAAATATAAAGTTCAAAATGCTAATATTACTAATTTATATGATTTAACTATATTTTTTACACAAAAATGTATAATTATTGATAAACCACATTTATATTATAAAAATGATTGGTTGTGCTATGGTGATTTTTTATTTAATAAAATATATACTTATGAAGAAGCTAGAATAAATATACAATCATTAAATTTAACTAATATTAAATCACCTAAAGAATGGTATGATTATTATAATAATATAATTAATTTAGCATTTAATAATAATTGTGATGTAGAATTAATTAATAAAATAATTTATATACCTTATGATCCTAAAACATATTATTTAGAAGAATGGAAAAAAACAGATGATATAAATTACGAAAGTATTGGATGGAATAAATTTTTAGGTAAATCATTAGATAATATAACAGGTTTAGAAATTCAAACAGTGCCATCTGAAAATACAAATGCATCATCTAATTTAACGAATATAATTAATCAAGATTTATATAAAGTTCAAAAAATTATAAAAAATAAATGGATAACATTTAATGAAATTAAAACAGATATTACTAATTTAAAAACATATATAGATTCATTATTTTCTATTAATAGTATATTTGAAGTAAGATTTCAATTAACAAATAACAATGGATTATTACCACCAGTAATAAATGTTAAAATTTCAGAATTACCCAACTATATGGTACCTATTGTGATTAAATTTAGTAAACATTATGTTGAATATGATAATAATATTTATAATTTACATAAATTACAGAAATCAAATATAATAAATAGAGATCAACAATTTGAAATTAAAAATAATGAACTTATAGATATAATTATAAATATAAAAAAAGAATTAATACAATATATTAATAAACATAAAATATAAATTTATTTAGAAATTGAAATAAATGAAGCATTCTATTTCTCTGAAAATAACAATCAATTAGTTTTAATAATATTTTAAATTTATTATAAAACTACTAATTTATATAATATTAAAATTTGAACAAGCTTTATTAATTTTATTTATTTTTTAATAAATAAAATTAATAATAATCAAAAAATAACTAATAAACATAATATTTTTTTTAGAAAACATGAATAATTATAATTATTTATAAGTCATGATATTCATCTATTATTTCTTCATTAATGTTTAAAAAAATATTAATAGATTTAATTAAATAATTATTAATATCATTTAAAAATAATTCTTGATTATTTATTTTATTAAATATATCTTCTATATATTGTTTTGATTTTTTATTTTCTTTACATATATAAATTTCTTTATTAATATCATAAAAATAATCTTCTATATATTTTGGTATGTTAATATATTTGGTTATTTTTTCATAAGTATAAGATATACTATTTTGTTTTAAATCATTTGGTTTATTATTTTTACAATATTGATAAAATTGATAAATTATATTATGTTTACTTGTATATTCAGTTAATAAATAAGATTTAATATTTTCTTTCATATTATTATCATCTTTATTAACATTAAAATTAATAAAAATAGGTTTTAATGAATCTAATGTAAATATACATGTAATAATTTCTTTATTATTATATCTTTCATAATTTGAATGTTTCTGACAAGAATTTAATAATAAATATTTATTCATTATACCATCAAATATTATATTATTAAAATTTAATTTATTAAAGTGTGGTGTAATTATAAAATTTATTACATATTTATCAGAATTAGCTATTAATACATAGTCATTTGTAATTTTAAAATTATCATGTTTATCTCCATACACAACAAGATGAAACAAATTATATTTAAAATTTGAAGGTTTATCTATATTGTTATTTAAATAATCTTTATAATTTAAATATAATTGTTGAATCTGTTTAGTTTTTTCAAAATGATTTTTTATACTTTCACGTATATCTTTATATATATCATTATTATTATTATCATTATCATTAGTTTCTATAAATTTATCTTTACATAAACATTCATAAATATTATGATGTTCATTAACTAAATTATAACATTCATCATAATAATATATTATTGAATATATATCCATAATTGTTAAATCCGAATAAATACCCTTATCACGTAATTTTATAATATAGTATAATATAACAATCTCTAAAGGACATAATAACGGTAATTTATTTGTTTTTAATGACTTCTTAATTTTTTTTTGTATACATAATATAAAATCTATAATAGTTGTTTTATATTTATTATATTTTGTTTTTTCATTTGCGTGAAATATTAAAATTGGTATTTCCTTAGCATTATTTTTGTTATCAATATTACAAAAATTTTCTTTAATATATTCATAATAATCTTTATGCAAATAAGTAGAAATTTCTTCTAATTTAGATATTTTATTTAGTATTGCTATAAATTGTTTTACAGGATTACACTTATTTTCTATAACTTCATTATTATATATATTAAATTTTATATAGTATAAGAAAACATAATATCTTATAATATGATGTCCCCAATCTATAATAATATTTTTATCTGTATTAGGTATTAATGATTCATAATTATATGGTTTAATATATTGTTCATCAATATATGAAAATATATCATTTGTATTAATTGAATAATCAATAATTTTTTGATATTTATTATGGATTTTTATATCTTCTATTCTTGGTTGAATATCAATATCTTTTTCTATATCAAACTTATTAAATTTATTATAAATATCATCTCCATTATTTACAATTCCAATATATAATGATTTTTTTTGTCGTGTTAATGCTACATGTAATAATGAATCATAAACAAGATTATTTTTATTGTTACTAAATTTTTTTAATGAGTATTCTGTTAATCCAAATACAAATACTACTTCTGAACCATTACCTTTAGAAGAATGTATAGATAAAATTCTTGTAGCATTTTCAGATTCTTTTAAATTTATTGATTTTCCTTCATCTGATTTATGAAGATATACATATTTATGATAATTATTATTTATTTTATCTTTCCAATGTGTATTTTTTGTTAAAACGTTATCTTGATAATATTTATCATTAAATTTATTTATCCAAAAATCTTGTAATCTTGATTCTAACCTATTAGCTAAATAATTTTTTGATAATATTGGAAATATAAACATAAAATTATTTGGTAAATAGTTATAATTATTTATTTCATTATTCATATAATTTATTACTTTTTCAACTAATTTAGTTACCTTATCATCATTTGAATCATTTGCATAAATTGTTTCAATTTCAAATATATTATATGGTTTAATATCATTTTCATGTTTATATTTACAATTTTCAATATTACATATTTTTTCTATTTGTGGTAAATTATATTTTTTGAAATCAATTATATTATTTACAAAATCTTGAAATTGAATATTATGAAATCTCATAACATGATTAATTCCTGTATTTCGTTTAATAGTAATATTAGGTAAATCATTATTTTCTAAAAAAGTATGTATATTATGTTCTCCCCATATTGATTGTAATTTATCACCAATAATATATGAATCTATATAAGTATTTCTCATAATACTACAAATCGCTTCAATATAATCTGGATCTAAATCTTGTGCTTCATCTATAATAATTAAACATTGTTTATTTAATTTAATATTATTTGATGAGTATTTTATTGTTCCATCCGTTGTTGTATTAACGTATCCATCTTTAATTGACTTAACAATACCTGCAAAATAATCATTATGTCTAATATCTTTATTACCAATAGCATACATAAATGAATCAATTGTCCCGATATATATGGTTGATTCTGTATTTGTAATTTTATTTAAATATGATATTTTATATTTCTTTTCTGAAATTAGTTCCTCCTTGTTATATATTTTTATATTTTCTAAAGATTCTCTTTTTTCTTGATCCTCCAATTCATTATAAATTACTTCTTTTGCGGAATGCGCTTTTGTTAAATATATGAATATATTTTTATCCTTAAATATTTCATTTTGATTTAATAATTGTATACTTTCATATGTTTTTCCACAACCCGCGCCTCTTTGGTTGTGATATAATATACATTGTATTATCTCACTATTATTCCAAATATTAATATTATTAATTAATGAATTTATAAATTTATCATCTAAATTATATTCTCTTACATCAATCATATTACTTTTAACTAATGATGGATTAATTTTAAATAATTTATTATCAATATTTAAAAATATAAATTCATTTGATATAAAATTTTTATATTTCCATGTATCTTTAATAAATTTAATTAAATATATATCGCCATGTTCTTTATAAATAATAGAATCATTACAATCAATTATCCAATATATTTTTTTATTATATGCTAAATAATCTATACCTCTTTGTTTAACTTCATTAATAGAAATATAACTATGTTGAAATTCAATAACATTTTCATATATAATAGCATCTGCTACTCTTTTACCTATACGTATTTCAATTATATTATTATGCTCACCAAAATATTTTTTACATTCTTCTGATAATTTAGTTTGCCATTCTTTATGCCATTCAGTTGTCCCATTACTATTTTTATGTTTAAAATGAGATATTTTTCTAAATGATTCATATTTAATTAATTCATTCTTATTTTTACATACTAAAAATTTTTTCATATTACTAATTTCAGTTTTTAATAAATTATTTGATAAATAATCAGATATATTTATTTTATTTATTGGTTCATCATTAATATTATTAATTATATATGCAAATGATGAATCAAAATTACAATTACACTTTATAGTGTTCATATATTTTATATATAAATAACCTTTAATTATGGCATGTTTATTATAATCTTATTTAAAATAAAATATTAATAAATTGTGTTTCTTATATATTTATAAGTTATTATTATACCTTATTTTATTTTATTTAATGTTCATATTATACAAATTATTAGTTTTAAAAATAACCATAGTTAACATAGTTCCCAATTTAAATTTTAGTGAATTAATAAAAACTTTATTATTTTTTGAATTTTAAATAATTATGATTATTTATAAATAAAAATAAATATGGTTGTTGTGGTTCCTAAGTTAATATTATTTATTAACTAAAACTAGACATGTATTATCTAAATATATTAATAAAATATGTATTATTATAAAATATATTAATAATACTATTACTAGATCATACTATATATGAATATAATATTAGATATTAACATTTTAGTATTCAAAATAGAAGATCGATCTATAGAAAATAATTCAAATTTTATAATTAAAACATTATCAGATAATTATATTATAAAATATAATTATTATAAATTTTTACGGTAATAATAAATTATTTCTATTTTCAGAAAAAATAAACATCATTTCAAATGTAGTTTTAATATTTTATAATTTTTAGAAAAATTATAAAATATTTTAATTTAAAGTTTATATTATTATGTTATAATTTATCTGAAACCAAAAATAAAATAATTTTTTGGTAAATTAATTATTTATAGATCTAAATATTTTTCAGGTAAATTAAATTAATTATTTATAAATGTATAATATTTATCAGAAAACATAAATGAAGTTAAAATATTTAGAAAACTAAAATAATTATTCATATTTTATAAAAATATAATTGCATTCCAATAAAATTAAATTATGTGTAAAAACATTTTATATCTATAAAAATAATTAATTATTTTTCTAGATAAATATTTTAAATTTATAAATAAAATAATTTATTACTATTTTTAGAATAATATTTTAGATCTATAAATAAACATTGTAACCAATTTCATTTAATTATTTTAATTTTAGATAAATAGATTTATAAATATTCTCATTTTTAAAGAAAATAGCATTAAAATAATAAAGTTACATAAAAAATATTAATAATAATAACTATTAATAGAATCAATTAATGCCCGCGAGTGGATTCATGAATGATAACTAAAATAAATATTAAAACTTGCTTTCAATTGAAAAATACATATTAAATATTAATTAATATAATAATTAAAAGATTGCTTCCTATTGAAAACAAATAATAAGTGTTAATTATTTTTGTTTCAAAAACACTAGCAATAATTAAGTAATTTTTAATTCATAAAAATATTTTAGATTTATAAATAAATAAACGAAGTTTCCTAATTATTTTAGTTTATAAATAAATATTTTAAATTTATAAATAATTAATAAATTAAATTTGTCTAATAAATATTTTAGATCTATAAATAATTATTAATAAAGTTTCATTAATTAGCTTAGTTTATTATAAGTTTATTTAATAATTAATAATTTTAATATTTGATGTTTCTATTATTTTATTTAAAATATTTTGTTTAATAATAATTTAAATAATTAAATAAGAAAGCTAATCATTATTTATTATAATAAATATATATGAAAGCACGATTTATTAGTTCCCATACATACCATAAGATAATAAACATGCCCATTAATTATTTTTAGATTTCAGAAAAATATTTTAGATTTATAAATAAACATATTTATTATTATTTTATTAAAAATTAATAATTTAAATAATCAAGGTTTTCATTATTTTATAGATATTAATAATGAGCCTTTTTATAATCTTACTATTATCAGTTTATTTACAAATTAAAAATTAAAAACTTAATGTATAATAATAAATATGTATATGAAACATAATTTATAGTTTAGGTTATAATGAACACAAATCATAACATAAAATAATATTCAGGTTCAAAATTAATTATTTTAGTTTTTCAAAAAAAATTTTAGATAAAATGGTCATGTTTATTAACAAAAATTAATAATTTAAAAATAAACATATTTATTATTACTTTATTAAAAATTAAAAACTAATAATTTGTGTAATATAAAAATTAATTGAAAGCAAGCTAGCTTATTTATTTTTTAATAATTTTGATTAATAATACATAAAAAATAATTAAATAAGACGCCAAACATATAATAATAAACATATATAGGAAGCACAATTTATTAATAGTTGGAACTTCATTTATTTTAAATAAAATAATAATAAACACTAATTATAATAAACAACAATAAACGGGTCTATTAATTATTTTAGTGTTTTAAAAAATATTTTAGATTTATAAATATAATTCCTCTAATTATTAAGTTTGTTAAAAAATAATTAATTATTAAAAGTTTGCCAGATAAATATTTTAAATTTATAAATAATTAATTTTCTAGATAAATATTTTAGATTTATAAATAAATAAAGTTTTTCTTAATTAATTTAGTTTTTAGAAAAAATATTTTAGATCTATAATTAAGTTAGTCAGATAAATTTATTAGTTTGATGAAAAAATATCCTTATTCAATTTATTATAAAATTATAATCTTTTGGAACGCAGTTTAATTTATAAAAAAATATTTATAAATAAATGAAGTTAACATAGTTTCTATTTTTATAAATTAAATAAGATTAGTATTTTATAATAAATTAAATAGGATACTGTTTTATCTGACTAATGATAACAATATATGAACACATTATTAACTTCAATTATTACGCAGAAACTTTGTTAATATTATTTATTTTATAATGTGTTTTATATGAATTAAATAAGATTATAATTTTTTTCTTAAACTGATAATAAGTAATGATTATTGGTTTATTAGTTAATTATCTTTTGGTTATAATTAATTATTATATTATATAAATCGTTAGTTTTAACTATAAATTAAATACTAGAAACATCAGATATTTTAATAATTATTAATTTTTAAATAAACTAATAATAAATAGTAAAATAAACAAATGATAAAGTATTTTTTCCGGTTAACTAAATAATAATTTATTATTAATTTATATATTACAAATTATTAATAATTTAAATAAAAATAATATGAACCTTAATTATTTAAATTTTTAAATAGTTGATAATAAACATGTTCATTTATAAATTAAAAATATTTATAATTATCTAAATTATTATTTATAAATCAAAAGTATATTTTTTAATAATTGGGTATGTTTAGTATCATCTATTAGGATTACTATTTAGTAATAACCTTATTGAAAAATAATAATAATAATTAATATAATGGGCATGTTTAGTATCATCTGTTTGGATTACTGTTTAGTATTAATCTTATTGAAAAATAATAATAACTAAAGCTTGCTTTGTTAACTTCGTTTATTAATTATTATTATGTTTCAATAAGATTAATACTAAACAGTAATCCGAACAGATGATACTAAACATGCCCATAAAAAAATATTTAAAAAATTAAAAAATATTTTTTTTAATTTTTTAAATATAGTGATACTAAACAACAAATGAAATAGATGATACTAAACATACTCATTATTTAAATTATACTTTATTATTGTACATGTTTAGTATTATATCTTTTAATACTATTAAATTGAATAAGGATAATTGTTAATTAGTCTAACTTAAAAATGAATAAACAAAATTTTATTAATAACTGAGATTCCTATTATTTGATTAGATTTTAATAATAATTTAAATAATTAAAATCATTATTAAGAAGCACAAAGAACATAAGATATAAACATGTTCATTACATAAATTATTAGGTTTAATTATTACTTATTTAAATAATAATAAAATATAAATAAAAAAATAAATAATAAACTATTTATTTTTTTATTTATAAAATAATTACTTATTTTATAAATTATATATAAAAAATATTATTAAATAATATATTATGTGGCGGTTTCTGTTACTTCAGATTTTTCTGAATTATTAACTTTTTTAATTTTCCTTAAAGAATTTTTAAAATTTTTAATAATTTCTCGTGTATTACCTTCAGAATCTTTAATTTCATATTTTACAGGTGTATCTAATTTATAGCGTCTTCCAATATATGAATAAATAGTTTTCTTACTTTTACGTGTTGATTCACATATATTAAATTCTATTTCTGTATTTAGAATATTTTTATTTAATCGGAAAAATTTACTTAATGCTTTATTTGCTGCTTGATATGGTGTTAATCCGGTAAATCTTCCTTTAAAAATGTCTGAATCTGGTAACTTTACTTTAAATGATCTTATATTTGATACTTCATCTTCACTTTCTTGTTCTGTATTAGTGTCTGTTTTTTGTGCTAGTGACTTTTTTTTTGCTTTAGTTTTAGGTAAAACTTCTTTTTTGTCAGTTGATTTTTGTTTACTTATTTTAGTTGGTGTTATTTTTTTTGATGTTTTACCCCCACCAATAATATTAGGAGTTTCTGAGATTAGTTTTTCTTTCTTTTTTGCTTTACTTTTGCTTGTACTGTTGTATTTGGTTGAATTACTTCAGCACCACCACCATTTTCTAAATTAATAGGTGTTTCACTTTCAGGTTCATGGAGGTTATTAGTAGTGTTAGGTAATTCCTCATTTGAAGGCACTACAGTAGCCACTCCCTCATTTACTTGTTCAAGATTATTTTTCTTTGAATTACTTTTTTTTCCCGGCGGCATTATATAATTTTATATAATAATATATCTTTAAACCCAGATAAATATTATATTTTAATAAATAAAATATAATATTATAATATTTATTATATTATTTATTATAATATTTAATATTTGATATATAATATATATATATATATATATATATATATATAATCTTCAAATATGCTTATTCATTTAATATTTAAATAATATAAAAAATATTAGGAACTTATTATATTATATACTTTGCTATGTTTATAATTAATATTTTTATTCGGTATTATCATATAAATTATTAAATTTAATAAATAAATAAGATTATTATTATTATTAAAACATTATAATTAAAATATTTACAAAAATAACAAAATAAAGTTAATTAATATATCAAAGTAATACTACACATGTTTAAAATTAATTTTTTTGAAAATTAATAATTATTATTTAAAAATTTAAAAAGTAGTAATTTTACTATTTTTTAAATTTATAAAAAATATATTTTAAATAGTATCTATTTCTGTTATATTTTGATCCTTATTTATATTATCTATTATATTTTTATTAGATGGGTTATGTATTAATTTTTCTAAATTAATTTTTTTAGTAATAGGTAAATTAATATTAGTATCTTTTTTTATAGATTTATAATATAAAGGTGGAAATCCACCGTTAGGTATTTTATCTTCCTCCATATAATTAGTAATATAAAAAAAAATGATAATTATATATTTTTAAACATATATTAATTAATATAGTTAATGGAAGAAATAACTTATGAAGTGATATTAAAATATTTGCTGGAAGATAAAAATATTTTTATAACTAAAAAAAATAATATAAATCATAATTTAAATAATTTTATAACTATTTTAACTAATAATTGTTATAGATATGGTATTAATATATATGATAATAATAATGAAAATATAAGTTTTTGGGCATCTTTATTATTAATATTAGAAAATAACTACTTAGTGAATGAAGATTTTATAAAAATAATAGAATATAAATCACAATTAATTAATATGTATACTAAAAATAATTTATCATCATTTATTAAAAAATTTAATAAAAATGATATTAGAGAACATATTAATTCTTCAATTGATATAATTACACTCCAATATATAGTAGATATATTAAATATTAATATAATAATATTTGATTTTAAAATAAATGAAATATTTACAATTTATAAAAATGAAGCTATTAATTTTACTAATAAAACAATATTAATAGCTAATTATGATTTATTTTGGGAACCTATTATTACCAATGATAAAAAAATATTTGATAAAGATGATCAAATTATATTAAATATAATGAATGAAAATATTAAATACTATGAATCTGATAAAATAAATAAAATATTTGCAATAGATAACAATAAAAACATTAAAACTATAATATATAATACTAATCAATTAAATAAATTTACTAAGCCTAAACTATTAGAATTAGTAGAAATACATAAAAATATTACATATAGCAATACTAATAAAATAACTAAAAAAGAATTAATAGATTTATTATTATCTTAATAATCTAAAGATATATTATATATTTTAATATATATATATATGTCTGTTGATTTATCTTCACATAATTCTTTTACTAGTTCAGAAACTGATACTATAGTAACCTCTTCATCAAGTGATAAATATATAAGTGAATCAGATAATTTAGATTTATATAAAAAATGTTTGAGAAATTATAATATTATAATAAGAATAGGTGAAGGGGCGTGTAGTATTGTGTGGTTAGTTTTTAATACAATTGATAAAAAATGTTATGCGTTAAAAGTTCAAAATCCTAATGAATATGAAACAGGATTAGACGAAATTAAATTTGTAAAAAAATTACCAAAATTACCATTATTTAATAATATTATAGAATATTTTATAGAAGAAATAAATGATTTAAAATATTTATGTTCTATTTGGAATTTATATAAATGTAATTTAGATACTATAATAAGAAATGGTCCATATACTAATGGTTTACCTTTCAATATTTCATTAAATATATTAACTCAAATAGCTTCCGGATTACAAATATTACATAATAAATTTAAAGTATTTCATGGAGATGTTAAAACTGATAATATATTAGTTGAAGGTATTAATACAAAATATGATACATTTTATAAAAAATACTTAGAATTATATGAAACATTATCTCATGAACAAATTATTGATATTATTGAAAATATAGATATTAATGATAATTATGAATTAATAAATGAAAATTGTATAGTAAGTTTATCTGATTTTGGTGCATATTGTAAAATTAATATGAAACATTCAGAAACATTTGGAACAAGATATTATCAAGCTCCGGAAATTATTTTATTAGGTAATTGTACTTATGCAGTAGATATTTGGGCTTTAGGTTGTACATTATTTGAAATATTAACAGGAGATATTCTATTTGATCCTAATAAAGATGCTTATAATCCTAGAGATTATTATCATTTATGTTTAATTAATGAAACATGTGGAGATTTTCCTTATTATTTTCTAAAAAAAACAAAAAAATATAAATTATTTTTTGATTCTAAATTTAAAATTAAAAATTTTAATATAGAAGAAGACAATCGTTTAGAACGTAAATTAAGTGTTATTACATTACCAAATTTAGAAATGAAATTAATAAAAAAATTATTAATAAATATGTTACAAATTTATTATAAAGATAGATCTAATATAGATAATATACTATTAGAAATTACTAATTTTAATAATAAATAATTATAAATTAAAAAAATTATTTAGAATAATGGTGTATTGATGGTGTGTTATCTGTAGATTTAGATGAATAAACAACTTTAGTAGATAAACTAAAACCAGAATTTATTACTTGTTTAGAAGTATCATATTTAATTAGTTTAACTTTATTCTCATGATATCTTTCTTTCATATACTTGTCAATGACCTTGTTATCCATGTTTGAAGACATACTATATATTATAGTATAGATTATATATTAAATTTATATATCATTTTTTTTATTAAAAATTTACTTCTAACTTTTATATATTTATATATATAATATACTTTAGTAGGTTATTATATAAAACATACATTTAACAAATACCTCATATAAAAACAATATATTTATGTTATATCTATAATAATATTATATTGTTATGTTAAAAATAATATTATATTAATGTACCTGATTATTATTAGTTTATTTAAAAATTACAAAATAATAATCTAAATAATTGTGATTAACAAAATTCCCTATAATGTTATTTAAATAAACTTTGTTTATTAGTTTTAATAATAATTTAAATAATTAAAATTATTATTAAAACTAATAATTTGTGTAATAAACAAAGTTAACGGTTATCGTAAATTGAAAATAAATAAAAACTAATTAATTAAGATAGTGCTAATTATAATAATAAACATATATGGAAACACAATTTTAGATTTTTTTTAATAAGGTTATAATAAACACTAATCATAACTGACAATAATAAACATGTCCAATAATATAAATTAAAGAATTAATATAATATTTGAATTATATATAATATGATTTATCTAATATTAGTATAAAATAATATATTTATTAATCAGAATTATCAAATAATAATATTTTGAGTATTAAATTATAAATCATCATTTTCATCATTAATTTTTATATTAATATGTTTAATATTATTTTTACTAATTTCAACATTATTAAAAGTATTATTAATAATTTTAAAAATATTTTTTTCTACATCTGTTTTTTTTGGTAAAGGTTTTCCTTCATATGTATTTTTATGCCATAATTTAAAATGTTCCCATATATGTTTATTAGTAATAATATTATTAAGTTCAATTATAATATTTTCATTAACATATTCAGTATAACAATCATTTTCTAATTTATATTCATTAGTTTTCGCCATAACTTCTTTGGGTTCTTTCAAATAATTAATATCTTTATATTGAGTTTCATAAATATGTATTAAATAACTAATAAAACTACTAGTCCAAGTTTGTATTTCTTGTTTTAAATTAGTATTTATTTTAAATTCATTTTCTTTTATAGGATTATCTACAAATCTTGAATTAAATTCTATAACTCTTAAGCGTCTCCATGTTCCATCATCATTAGAAGGAACTACAGGTAACTGATTACATGTTAAAAAATATTTCATTTGTGGTTTAAATTCTATCATTTCATTAGCACCTTTATATAAATCTCTAACTAATACTTTATCTCCTCCTGTAAATTCTTTCATTACTCCTACATTTAATTTTTCACCGTCATCAGTTTCTTGAAAAACACCACAACGTTTACCTTTCATTCTAACTTTTTCGGGTGATGTTTCATTAGAACTTCCGCGTTTACGTGTAATAATAGTTATTGGACATGACATATAATAATCACCTAAAGAATGAAACATTAAATCCATTGTTAAAGATTTACCATTTGAACCCGAACCAGTTAAAACATATAATTTTTCTTCTTTGGTTGAACCTGATAAACATGTAGAAAGTGTAATTAAAAAATAATCTTTAACTGTTTCATTAGGTAATATTTGATTTAGAAATTCATTAATTTTTTTTATATATGGCATTTTATCAGAATATTTTATATAATCATTTTTTGTAGATAATGAAACGAAATCATCAGGTAATCCATCTCTTAATTTTCCTATTTCTAAATCATAAATTCCATTTTCAAATCCAATTATATTTATTTTACTATCTAATTTATCTACAAATTCAGCATCTAAAAATAATGCTTCTGATTCTTCTATTATTTTTTTTTTGAAAGTTATATTTTTTAATTTGTCGGCTATACGATTAAGCATTTTATATCTTTCTTCATATAATGGCCTAGATGAATCATCAGAATTACGTATTTTATTATTAATATTACTTGCTTCTAATAAATAATCATTAGCAAAATCTTTAGATAATAATATAATAAGTGATGCTGCACCATCTATTTTATACCATCTATGATTTTTAAATTCCCACCATATATGTTTTGTGCATGACGAACAAACAAACCTATTAAGATATTTAGTATAGAAAGAAGATGCAATAGTCCATGTATTATCAGAACTTTGAACTAAAGTATTTTTAAATTCTTCTTTATTAAATAATTCATATTCTTTAGGGTTATCTTGTTTAGCCCAATAAGCTAGCGATCTAATAGTTAATAAAGAACTATGCACAGGTGTTTTAAATAATTTCCAAAATTTAGGACATCCTCCTTGTTCTGTTTTTTCATATATTGAAGGACATTTTTTAGAAAATTCAATCCATGCTGCTAATAAACTGTCATCTGTATTATGTAATGCTAAACCTACATTTCTCCAATCTTCATAATTAGCGGCTCTTGCAGGACTCAAAAACATAGCATATTTATATGCACGTTTAATTAATGTTTCTTTTGTATTATTAATTTCATATGTCATTTTAGTAGTTGTATTAATTCCTAATTTATTTACTTCAGCATTAACATCTGAATTTGTAAATTCAATTAATTTATTAGCTCCTTGTTTATTGCATGATTTAGATTTATTATATATGAATGAAAAATATTTAATTATTTGTTCTGTTGATAATTCTTTATTAGTATAATCATAAATAGATGAAAAATTATATGAATACATTGTTTTTAATTCATATAAATATCCATCTGGTTTTTTAGATCCATATAAAAACCATCCATTACTAGAAACTACAGCTTTATCAATAATTTTATCTGCATTTTCTATAAATGCTTCAAATATATTTTCATCTTTACATAATTCTACAACTTTATAACGTATTAAATGTCTTGTTTCTATATTAGCTATAACATTAGGAAATATAATATGAAATCCATCTTTATAAATATCATGTAAATCTGTAGCTTTCTGTTTTTCAAATATAGCTATATTAAAATTATCTTTATCAATCTCTAAATATGTCTCAATAACTGAAATATATTTTTTTATAACTAACATTATTAAGTTATTATCATATAACCTATCTCCAGGATTAGATTCTTCTATTGGTTTTTTTAAATCTATATCTACAATAATAAAATTATATTCAGGTTGAATTTCTAATATTGATAAATTATCAACATTATTACATATTGCATCACAATATAAACTAATAAATTCTTTACTATTATTTGCATCTATATAAAATTTACCTTTAAATGTATTACTATATGAAATTAAATTATATTTTTTATTTTGATTTATATCATATTTATTATTATTTAAAAAATGTATTAATGCATTGTAATATTTGTTAATCTTTTTAGTATCTGTCATTAAATATAATAAAGTAAGATATTTTTATATATTTTTATCATTTTTTTTATTTCTTATATAGATATAAAGAATATTAATTATTATTAATTAGTATATGTATAATAATTCAATATATCAGAATGGCGTTAATTTTTGGTTTAATCAAATAAATAATAATAAAACTTATATTTATACAACAAAAGAAAATATATATTATGATAAGAGTTTTATAAATGTATTATTAATATGGATAAAATATTATACTGAGTTACATGAAAAATATAATAAATATAGTAAAAATGATAATTTTTATAAAGGATTTTATGAAGGATTATTGGAAACAACTAATTATACTATTCGGGGTCGTTTAATAAATTCTACCAAAAATAATAGACATATATATTATTATTTTTATATAATGTCTAATGAGAAAATTGATGAAGAAATATTATATATTTATAATAAAGATTATAATTTTGAAGTTCAAGAAATGGTATTATGTAATTCATATTATAAGCCTCAATATAAGTCTTATAATGTTTCTAGAAATATATTAGGATTAAATATATTATAATAATATTTAAAAAATATATAAAATATAAATATAATAATATTATATATGTTTAGTCATTTAAAATATAATTTATATGAAATATTAAATGTATCTAACACAAGTAATAGTAATATTATAAGAAAACAATATTTAAAACTAATTAAAAATTTCCATCCAGATAAAAATTCATCTATTGAAATGAATATTTATTATCATATAATTGAAGCTAAAAATATATTATTGGATGAAGATATAAGAAAATTATATGATAATTTTATAGATCCAACTATTGAAACATTTGATGAACTAAAAACTAATTATAAAAATTATAATAATATATCAAATATAACATTATCTGAAGCAAAACAAGAATTTAATAATAAATTAGATGAATTAGAAAAAAAACATAATATACATAATATTAATATAAATCAAGATATAACAAAAATAAAATATAATAATGATATTATTATAGATAAAGAAGATATAAAAGATTCTAAGGAATTTAATAATAAATTTGATAATAATAAATTAACTGGACTAGTAAAAACACAAATTATAGAATTATCAAATATTAATAATGCATATGATACATTATTAGTAGATAATTATAGTAATATAGAAGATATAGATAAATTATATGTAGAAGATAGTATTGATAATAATTTATTTTCAAGTTTAGATCGTGCTTTTGTTTTACAACCTTTACTTACAAATAAATAAAAAAAATAATTAAAAAAATATATTTTCTATTATAATCAAATGAACAGAATTATATATAATTATAATTTTGAAATAAATCATATATATAGATATATGGGACGTGAAAAAGAAAAAGAAATAAACACACTTAACACAATAAATATAATTCCTTATAATTTCACACCTCATAAATTAAAAAAAAATAATAACTTACCCGATGACATTTCTATTAAGAAAGAAATATTAAGAAGTAATATAATTAAAAAATTAATAAAATTATTTACTTATATTATTAGAAATATGAAAGAAATAAAAAATTTAAGTAAAATATTTAAATATAATAAGTTAGAAGAATATGTTCATAAATGGTGTTGGTTACAATATACTAATTCCTCTTTACAAGATATAATAATTCCATATGTTAAAAATGAAAAATATAATTTTAATGAATTTATAGAAGATTTTAATTATACTATAATTAATAAAAATACTAATTTAGAAAATATGAAACTTACACTTGAAAAACCTATAATTAAAAATTTAATTTCTAAAACTAAATCTTTTTTAAAAAAAGAATATTTTATTTTTAATAATCAATTATTAGAAATAGATAATATTGATTTTAAACTTAATAAAATAAGAAATGAAGATGAAATAATATTTAAATATAGTGATATATATATAACAATAAATAATAATGTATATATTAGATTACAACAAAAATTTAATAATAATTATAAAACTTTTGGAAATAATATAGATATAGATAAATATATATTTTGTTTATTTTATAGATACTCTTATATTGATAGTGGAAATCAACAATTAGCAATACATCATAAAATAAAATCTATGTTTCGTGAGTACGGTGTTAATTTTGAATTATTCGGTTCTGCTATTAATGTAGTATCTGATTATTATTGTTCTCTTTTTTATGATATAGAAAAATATTTTGGATCTCAAGGGAACTTTTTTGATATAGAATTAGTATCTGGTATTTACTGGTGCAATCCTCCTTACATTAATTATTTAATGACCAATGTAGCTAATAAATTAATTGATATTATGAATAATACTACTAATATAGGATTTATAATTACTATTCCAATATGGGATAATATAACTCAAAAATCTAATTTAACTGAAATCACACGTAATTATAATAAATATAATTGTCAAGAAGATTATGAAGATTATCCTGTATATTATTTATTAAAACCATATATTAAAGATGAACTAATTATCCCACAAAATAGAATTCCATATTTTAATTATAGATATTATAAACCTATATTTGCTAGTGATACTTATATGTTAATTGTATATAAAGAATTAACAAATACTAATATTAATTCTGGGCTTCATACAGTTTTTAATAAAATTATTGAATTAGATAAAACTAATTATTTTCATCTTTGTTAATTAAAATAAATAATCTTTTCTATAATTATAAAATAATTATATTTTTTATTAATTAATATATATTTGAAATAACTAATTATTATTATTTTTAGTTAATGTATAACTGTTAAATAATAACTAAATAATGTTTCCTATTTTTATTTATTTTAAAAATGAAAATAATAATTTAAAATTTAAATCTTATATTATATATATAATGTATAAAAAAAAGTATATAAAATATAAATCTAAATATTTAGATTTAAAATCATTTATTGAAACACGTAATAAAAAAGGTGGCATGGATAAGCCTGGTGATGGCGATGATGATGAATACCCAGTTCCCCCCTATTATGATAATGCTGACTACCCAGTTCCCCCCCATTATGATAATGATGATCAGGTTGGGAATCCAATATTATTAGAGGGTGGATCTATAAAAAAATCTAATTCTGTATGTAAATTATGTAATAATAAATGTAATAGCGTAATATGTTCTAAATGTTCAAAAACTGAAAAAGGTAATTTATTTATTGAACAACTTTATGGTGGAGATCTATCTAACACTTCAATATCAGAATCAGAATAAATAAAAATGATAAATATATATAATGATATTATATATAATATAATATTATGTCAAAATTTACTATAAAAAATATAACAATGATAGGAATGGAAAGTTTAATTTTACCAAAAAATACAGATTGTACTATTTGTAGATGCGACTTAAATAGTGTTAGTATATATAAATCAAAAAATATTAATAATTTAGATTCCATTATATCAACAGGAAAATGTGATCATTCATTTCATAATGAATGTATAAAATTATGGCTTATACAAAATAAAATATGTCCTATATGTGCTGTAGTATGGGAAAATAAAAATCCAATAACAGAACTTTAAATAATAATCTTTATTTTATAATTAAATATTAAAATATATAATTTCGTTATATATATAATGAAATTATATATTTTAAGACATGAAGATAGACCACAAGATTGTTCTTTTTTTACACCATTAACTGAGTTAGGTTTACAAAATTCAATAAATTTAATACCAATATTAAAAAAATGTAATATTAATTATATAATATCTTCTCCATTTATTAGAACATTAGAAACAATTTTTCCTTATAGTAAAAAATATAATTTAAATATAAATATAGATTATTCATTAAGCGAATTACATCATCAAGATAATATTGCTAAAAATGCGGTTGGAATGGATATACCAAAATATATAGCTGCTAAATATAATTATAATACATCATATAAAAGTTTAATAAGCCCTACCCATATTAAATATCCTGAAAAATATAATAATGTTGTAAAACGAGTAAAAAAGTTTTTAAAATATATTTTTTTACGTTATTATTCAAAAAATTATAATATTGTATTAGTTACACATCAATCATTATGCAAATCAATTCTTGAAATTATTAATAAATTATTGAATAATTCTATTAATAAAGAATTAATTAATGATTATCCAAAAGGTAAATTATGTTGTGTTTTTGATAAAAAGTGGGCATTTAAAGAAATAAATTAATTATAATAATTTAAATAATATTCAAACTTAAGATTATCTTCATCATATAATTTTTTCATAAATATAAATTTATCACGAAATAATTCAGGTATAGAATTTATTTCATTATTATAATTATCATTAAATTGATTAAATAATTTAAAATCTATATTATAGGTTTCTTTTTTTTCGTTTAACTGTTTTTCTTGTAATTTAATTAAATTTAATTCATGTGTTAGTTCTATTTGTTTATTACCATATAATATTTTATTTTTTTCAGTCTCTTCATTTTCTTCAGTATTAGAATCTTCAGATTCTATATTACTATTTTCTATAATAGAATCTACATTATTATTAGATAAAGAAAAATTTATAATATTACAACAGTAACAACTATTAGATTTATATTTTAATATTTGAATATTATTTAATTGTTTCATTAATTTATTCTGAATACATGAGAATATAAATGACTCTGCATTTTCTAAATTATTATATACTCCTATAATATTATTTTTATATTTTATTAAATAATTATAATTTTCCATTAATAAATTAATCATAATATCTTTTTATAATAAAATTTAAATTATGAAATAAATTATTAAAATTATAAATATAATTATATTCATCTTTAAATATTATATCTAATGTATTTAAATTTATAGGACTTTCAAATGTAAAATTAGATATTAAAGGTGAATTAAAATTTTGATTAAAATATAATATTCCAAATGGAATATTATTAGATATATTATTTAAATATAAATAAATTTTGTTTTTTAATCTTAAATCCCATATATTATTAGCTTTATGAATATTACTAAAATTATCACATGTAGAAAATCCTAAATTTTTATCTAATAAAAAATTTATTACTAATTTTATAGTTTCATTAGATACAATACTAATTTTTTGATCATTATCTAATTTTAATATTACTTGAACCTCTCCCCCATCATCCAATTTATTATTTATATAATTAATTAATTCTTCAATAGTATATTTACCCTCTTCTATTAATATTTCAAATTCATCGTATGATTCTTCATTTCCTATTAATATTTTAAATATATTATTAATATTATTTTGAATATTATATACTGATTGAGGTATAGAATATGATATTAATTGTATACTTATAATATTAGTTATCATATTATCAAAAGTCCAAGTATATTCAGATTTATTTTCTATATTAAATATTTCTAATTGTAAATATTGATATTCTTCTTTTAATTTTATTTTAAATTTATCCATTAAATTATAATTATTAGATATATTATTTTGTATAGCTAATAATTCATTATATATGATTTTAATAGTATCTTGATTATTTTTCATTATTAATTGTAAATTAATAAGGTCATTAGAATTAATTTGATTATTATTTGTATTTATGTCTGTATTATTTATATAATCATCAACTCTATTATTTTCTATAGGATTAATATAATTTTGAGATTTTAAAGGTTGTATATTATAATCATTAGGTTGAGTATTATTTTCTATAGGATTGATATAAGTTTGAGATTGTACAGGTTGCATATGATAATTATTAGGTTGATTATTATTTATATTATCTATAGAATTTATTTCTGGAATACTATTATTTTGTTGTGAATTATTTTGATTTAATAAAATAATATTTCTATCAGATTGTAATTTTTTAAGTCTATCATTAAATGAAGAATTATCTTCAATTATATTATTTTCTATTATAGGTTTATTAAAATTGTCTAATGAATATAAATTTTCAGAATCAAAAGAAAAAGTTTCTAATTCATTTGTGAATTCTTGTATAGGTTGTAATTGTTTTTCATTATCATAAGAATTATTTTTAGTTTTAACTTGAATCGGTTTTAAAAAATCAGGAGTTGGTGGTTTAAATGGCATACCCATTTCTGATTGTCTTTGTTGTTGTATATTATTAAAATTTAATGATGACTCAGTATTATCAATGTCAGAAACTTTTTGAGATATACTTCTACTATTAATAGGTCTATCTATTGGTATATTATTTTTATTATTAAATGATAATTCATTTTTAGGTTGAGTTGAAAATAAATTTTTATTCTTTTTTATATATTCTAATATTAAATTAATTACATGATTTTTAAATTGTGTTAAAATATGATTTATATTTGTATCAGTTATTTTTGTTAAATCTAATGATTTAAATGTAGTTTTCATATGATTAATTATAATATTTAATAAAAAATCCCGATTTTCTTTATGTTCAAAATTTATATTTAATATTTTAGATTTAGTTATAATATCATTTTTTAAAAAAGTAATGGTTTCTTTTGAAAAAAATAATTTAGAATAATCCATTATTTATATTAATATAAAAATAAAATATTTTTAAATCGTATTTTATTTTTATTGCTATTTTTAAAAAAAATATAAAATATTTTAATTCAAAATTTAAAATTAATTTTAGAATATAGTTTATTTTTTCTAAAAATTTTATAAGTTTTCTGAAAATAGCAATAAATTAATTTAGATGTTTAATTATAATTTGTTAATCAAAAATACATATAGAAGATTATTATTACTATTTTCTAATAAATTGAACATAAATATAATTAGGTTTGTGTAAAACTATTTTAAGATTTATAAATAATTAATTATTTAGTTTTTTTTAATAATATTTTATATTTATAAATAAAATTCCCTTAATTATTAAAAATTTATAAATAATTTAGTTTTTCACGAAAATATGTATAAATAATTACGGTTTTCTTTTTAATAAAGTTATAATAAATATTAATCATAACATACAATAATAAAGATGTTCAATCTAAAATTTTTTTCAGGTTAACCAAATAAATCTAAAATGTTTTTTTCAGTTAACTAATAATTTAATTAACTTCGTTTATTTATAAATCAATGTTTTTTAATGATTATCTATAATTTAAGAACTTTGTTTTATAATTCAAAAGTATTTTTTTCTGATTATCTAAATAATAATTTATGGACATATTTATTATCATTTATTATGATTAATAAATAGTGCTTCCTATATATGTTTATTAATATAATTTATTATTATTGCATCTTAATAATTAAATTATATTTTGTTTATTATTATTTTTCATGTTACACAAATTATTAATTTTAATAATGGCTTTAATTATTTAAAATATTATTAAAAACTAATTATAATTATTAATTTTTAATAATATACTAATAATAAACAATAAATAATAATAAATATGTCTTATACTAAATTTATTTACTTTGGCATCAGCAATAAATATAATTATTAATGTATCTTTCAATAAATTATTGTGTTTTAATAATTATTTGTTTATTATAATTTAAAATAATATTATTAATTTGTCTAAAATAACAATTATTAGTTTAACTAATAATTAAAGTTATTATTAATACTATATATAATATGAAAATTAGATTAAATCATATTTATTATTTAAGAAATATGATGACATAATAATAACTTATATAATAAGCACAATTTATAGTTTCTAATCATAACAAACAATAATAAAGGATTCATTAATTATTTTAGTTTTTATGAAAAAAATTTTAAATTTTTAATTATAAAATTGTAATTTATTAACTAGAATAAATATAATTTAGATGTTTAATTATAAAATTATAATTTATTAACCTAAATAATTTATTTAAGTTGGACATGTTTATTTATGTTAGTGTGTTTAGAAAAAATTAAGGTATTTTTAATGTAAAAAAGTCATTTTCAGAAAAGTCATAATTAATTTTTTGTTTTGTAATAAAGTCAGCTAAATTCCAAAAACATTTTAATAATATTTGTAATGTATATTCTGTCATATTATGTTGTTTAATAATATAATCTGCATCATTTCCAAAACCAAAACAAATAATATTCGTTATTGGTGGTAATTCTGTATTTTTTGTTATTTTAATATATAAGTTAATCAATCTAATTAAATAATGATTTTGGTTTAACTCTATTATCTTACTCAAAAATAAACTATTAATAAAATCAAATAATCCTTCTTCATTATCAATATTTAAGTCTGTCTTACTTAATACTAAATTATTAAAGCTAGTAAAGTTAAAAGAATGATTATAGTCTGCAATATATCCTGTTCCACCAATAGCATCTATATCAATCTGTTCACCATTATTAATTATTTGTCGTTCTATCAAATGGTTTATAATAAATTGTTTTCTTTCGTCTACTATTTCTATAGCTATAGGATTATTCCATAAATCTCTAAAATAAGTATAAATATGACTAAAATCAATAGTACTATCAGAAATTATATATATTTTGCCTTCAACCAAACCAGTATATTGTGCAAAAAATTTTATTATAAATTGAGTAAATGCAAAATATCCCCAATGAGATTTATCTAATAACGTATCACAATGATAATATTCTTTCACTTTTTTTTCTAGATTTTCAAATTCCTGTTCTCGTTCTTCTTCTTTTTGTTCTTGACTTTTTGATTTATATTCGTTAATTAATAATAGTGTATCTTTAATTTTTTTTAATTTTTCCATTATGTTTTTTTCTTTAGATTGCAGGTATGGTTTTATAATTATATTTAATGTATCTTTGTTTAATCTATTATCGCAATTCTCTGTATAAAACTTTTTCAAATACTTAAGCAAATTTTCTGATAAATTATAGATGACACCATCCTCTTCAATTATTGTATTTTTTTGTTTGATAGGTTTAATATTACCAAATAAAGTCTCTATTATTTTTTCTTTAATATATTCGCTATCATTACATATAATTTGTTTTGTAATTGCTGATTCTGGTATATTATTATCATATATAGTATTCAATATTTTTTGTTTACAATTTATATCAGGTTGTATAACATAAGAACCAAATGAGTAGTGTGGCCCATATAATAATGACGATATGTTAGTATCTATATAATAATATATATATGGTTTAATTTTATCAAATAAACTTTGTTCATAATATGCATTATCTACAACACATATCTTTGTAAGACTTTTTTTTAAATAAAAACTAATATAATAAGCTCTAATGAGATAATCTAAAGACATGTTTGATAAACTAGAAGGTACCCAAATAAATGGAGAATGTAATAGTTTTGGTAACATTTCACTGTTACCGCCACCTATACTATTATTTTTTAATTCAAAATATTTTTGTTTATATTTTAGATATTTTTGTAAATACATATATATATATATATATATATATATATATATATATATATATTATTTATATTTTTAGATAAAATATAAAAA